CTGGACTCAAAATCCAGTGTCCTCAACAGACGTGCGGGTTCGATTCCCGCCCTGGGTACAAATTGAAAATCAAGGAGTTAGATATAATCTGACTCCTTTTTTTGTTCCTTACATCCGAAGTAAAAAGTAACAAAAAACACACTTTTGTGCTAAAAAAGGGGTTATTCCAGTAGAAATCTAGTAGAAATTTTTCAGTGTTTTTGAAACAATTCATAAAAAATGACGTTCAAAATTGAGTTTTAGAGCTATTTTTAGCTCATTTTATAGTTAAAAAAATATAAAAATCATGGAATTAAGTGTCGTGCTAAGGGATGTTTCAGGAAAGACAGGAAAAGGAAACATTAAAATTAAGATTAAGAAAAAAGGGAAAAATCCTACTTTTATTCCGACTAACTACTATATTGAGCCCAGTTTTTTTGATCAGGGGAATGGAATTATAAAGAAAGAATTTCCAGAGGCAGCGAAATGGAACTCAGATTTATTTGCTCAAAAAGGCAGATATCAGGATTATTATAAAGAATTGGGAGAATCCGTTAAGGATATGTCAGTCATGACCTTAAAACAAATTTTCATGTCTTATGACAGAATAAGATTGAATTTAGGGAAACCAGTCGAACAATCAACAGATTTTATAAGAACCATTGATAAAATTATATTTGACCTTGAATCCGAAGAGGTTACTGAAGAAATGAAAAGAAAGGCTTACGCAGATACATTCAGATGGACCAAAAATTTATTAATAAAGTTCTTTAAAACTGATAAAATTTACTTTCAGAACATAGATAGCTATACTCTTATAGAATTAAAAAAATTCTTTCTTAAAGGAACAAATAAGAAAGAAGTGTCGTTTACAAAATATCTCCGTTGTATCCGAAGAGTTTTTAAGGTGGCAATTGGACAAAAGGTAATAAGCCGGGATCTTTACCCATTTGATGCCATTTCAATTCCATCGGATTATAAAGCAAAGATAAGAAAACTTGACATAGAAGTCTTACGAAAATTCTATCAACGCCCTGGGATTGGACGTGATTTCTTCTTTTTATCCTTCTTTCTATGTGGAATGAATATGAAGGATATTTTCTATTTACCTTACTTTGAAAATTATATAGATATTAGTCGTCTAAAAACAGCACGTACAGCAAGAGAGGTACGTCTAAAGTTAAAATTGCAACCTGAAATATTAGAAATAATTAAAAAGTATGCTGATCCAAATAAAATAAGAATGATTAAAACTAAATACAAAAACCACAAACAGCTAACACACTTTATCGATGACAGGATAAAATCGGACATAGAAGAAATGAATAGGAATATTAAAAATGAAAAAGATAAAATCCCTCATTTTAGTTTTACCTATGCCAGACATTCATGGGCAACAATTGCAGGACAATTAAGAATACCGGATTCCACAATAGACAAAGGATTAATGCATTCAGTTACTGGATTAATGATTGAGAAATACCGTGAATATGACTACACACAAGTAGACGAAGCAAATAGAAAAGTAATAGACTATGTATTGTATGAAAAGACCGGGGAATAGTCCCGGTCCTTTTTTAACTATCTATAGAATTATATTCCATCCTTTTGTTCTATCACATCGACAAAACCGAACCCCATCGCATTCCCTTGCCCAAATCCGCATTTATAACCTATTTCGATCAGGTCCGGATCACCTTCGACTTTAAATGTATAGAGAAATCCTTTAATTTTAGTCTCTGAATCCTTCCCTTCTTTTATAGTAATCAGTTTTTGTCTAATTCCAGACACAATCGTTACAGAGGTCTGAATAAAATCGTGGCGGTCAGACTTATAAAATACGTTATATTTAGAAGCTAAATTTTTGTGTATTGCAGCAGAGTAAATATCTTTATGTTCTATCGGATTTAAATGCAGACTATCCGACTGAACGTAAATAGGAGATTTGGCCTTTAGTATTACGCCTGATTTAATATCATCTTCTCTTAATACCTGTATTTCTTTTACTTTAAGATATTTACCAACATAAAATCCGGGGTTTTCAGATAATCCCCCGATAAAATCACATCCAATTTCATCTATATATGTAGAGAAAATAAATGAAATATAATCCGACAAAATATACATTCTCCTTCCTTCCAGCCTGAACTTCGGAATATACAGATTAGAAAATGTAAAAAATTTATAACGCCGATTGTCTGTTTCAGAAAATGATAACCCGGAATTATGCCAAAATTCTGCCGATCCCGAATTCGATTTATCCATAACGCGATAAATCCAGGCTGCTAAGCTATATTGATAATTAATATCAATAAAATCTCCGGGATCAGCATTTAGGATTACTTTTATTCTCATTCCCGGATTTTTTTCATGACTTCATCAGCTATTTCGCAGGTAGAAATAGCGTATTTAGACATAAAATCAAACTCAGGCTTATCTTCTTCCCATGCCTCTTTAAATTCATCCGGCCGCTTTATTACTATTCCGGATATTAACCTTGTCCTTTTCAGGATTTCAAGGCAAACATCCGCAGCCTGATAAAACTCTTTCTGTTCAGGTGTTAATTCTTTCTGTTCTTCGGTTAGGGATATACATGAAACATAATCCCCTAACAGGTCGACAATTTTTTCTTCAGTTACCATCGTTTTAAATTTAAAAAAAACAGAAGAACATTACTGTTGGTTCGATTTAAGACAATTAAAGGCAATCAACCCTATATATATTTCAATTCCATTACAGTAATGTTCTTTTAAAAATCCCTTCTGCTGGTACAATTCAAGGCATAATAAAACAGCCACATACATATTTCAATTCCAATGCAGAAGGGATTACAAATATACATTATTATTTGGAATTGTAAGTAGTGTTGAAATAAAAATGTCCACTGTTACGGTTCAATTAAAATTTTTAAAAGGGACACTTTACCTCTTAAAAAACAAATTTCAATTCCGGTTACAGTGGACACCACAAATATATAAAATTGGAAGAAAATACACCAATAAAGGTAAAATAAATTATTTTTATGCCTCAAAAACTTATGCTAACAAACTGCCTGACATAAGTTTTTAGATTAACATATGCTCAGGCACCTAAACCCTAAGCAGGCAAATTCCTTTATTTTAGAGTTCAACAGTAGTCAGGAATGGATCACCTGGATACTGAGTCTTTAAGAACACAAAACCATCCGACTCTACTTCACTCTTCCCAAATTTGTAATCAGGGAAAGTTACATTTTTGTACGCTGTAAGAACTTGCTCAGCAAGTTCTTGCTCTACCTTTTCGTAGTTAACGCTATAACCATTAGCGTCATCGTCTAAAATTACAGACCTCCAGTTATTTCCATCCCAGTAATTGTAGGCTAAGGCTTCTGTGTAAGCCTCGTTTTCATCACGCCAGTTTTCGACAAACTCCTTGATGGAGTTGTCATCGCTCTCAACAAAATCTTCCCAAGATTTATTTTCTACCTCAAAACCGGCCGTCTGCAGGTCATTTAAAAATCTTTCCCGTAATTCAGTGCAATAACTATTCTCTAAGCAATAATCCTCGGCATTTTCTTTGCCGATCTTTTGTCCAAACTTGTCATAGCACTCCGATAGGCGAGTCGTTTCAAACTTATTTTCTTCGATAATATACATTATATTATCTTCTTCATTTCTTTTCAGTACGATTAAATCCATAGTTTATTTGTTTGTGTTTTTAAATTCATTATAAACCTGATTCAGATCAAACTGTCTTAAACAGCTTGCATCCTGTCCCTCATATTCACCGTAAACTCCAAATACAACCCCTTTGTAGAGCATAAAAGTAACATTAAAGTTATTTTCTCCATTACTTTCGAAATTTTCCACTTCGGTAGATTCTGCCATTTTTAATACGTCTCCATCCTTATCCTGTACAAACGGGCGTTTTTCAATACCCAAATCCTGATACATGTTTTCAGGAAACATAGTGTAGTTTTCCAAAATTTCAGCAACCTTATTACTAATTTCTATTTTTTCGTTGTTTACGAAAACTGCCTTACCTGTTTTGTAGTTATAAATTTTCATAGCCTTATTTTTTAAAATCATGTATTATTATTTCGATACAAATATAACACATATATTAATATTACACAAGAAAAAACAAAAATATTTTTCACTTATGTATTGAAAAATATAAAATTCTTTCCGGATATACATTATTTATCTATCTTTGTCGATAATATTAAATATAACATATATGCTAAGAGTAAAAGAGATTGCAAAGGAGAAAGGAATAACCATGCAGGTGTTAGCCAAACGGATGGGAATAACACAGCCTGGTTTATCTATGCTGCTGAACCGGAATCTTACATTACAAAAGTTATACGAAATAGCTAAGGCTTTAGATGTACCGGTTCCTGAGTTATTTAAAGAAGAAAGTAGTAGTATCCGTATTACCTGTCCGCATTGCGGGAAGTCTGTAACTTTAAAAGTAGGATAACGGGGATCAACCTCGTTATTCTATTTCGTTTGCCTCTTTTATAAATGTCTCTATCCGCTCCAACTTTTCCCGAATGGAAGCATTGAAGAATCTGCTCTTGTTCTTAATGTCTTTTACTCTATTTATTAAGTCGAGATCGACATTAACGTAGTCTTGGTTGATTTTTATGGCTAGCTCTAGGAAGTGCGCCACTGTGTTCTTTCAAAAATATTCTCTGAATGCGTTATTTGGATTTATTATAAATAATCGCTATTTTTGTTTTGTTGTTATGTAGCAACACACATTAATTTGAACGGCGGGCATGAAAGCAAAAGTTTGTCATGATAAGATTGATATTTCGTTAGTCCTTCCCAACGAGGGGCAGATTAATGGTGTACCTCAAAATCCACGCCTCATAAACAAGGAGAAATTCATAAAGCTGTGCAAATCCATTCAGTCACTCCCCGAACTGACAGAAGCTCGTGAAATCATTGTATATCCTCTTGATGGGAAATACATTGCTTTAGGTGGCAATATGCGCCTGAACGCTTACGTTGAATTAGGATGGAAGAAAGTGCCTGTATGTATCTTACCGGAGAATATGCCAAAGGAGAAACTCCGCGCAATAGTCATACAGGATAATAACTCATTCGGTGAAACAGATTGGAACATTATCGCCAACGAATGGGATAGCGAAGAGTTGGACGATTGGGGCTTTGATGTATGGCAAGAGCCGAAGAAAAAAAGCAAAGATCCGAAAAAGGATGAGGAAGAAGAGGATGAAAATGCCGATTACTATGCGATGATGTTGGGCGATCGGATTTATGACAGCAATAATGAATTTGACATACCCAACCTAAAGATTGACGGACAGCCCAAAAGCGGTCTTCTTTTGCCTTTCTCTGGATGGGGAAGTGATAAAAGAGCGAAGAAAGGCATATCCACCTATCATTTTTATGTGGAAGATTATCGGTTTGAAGCGATATGGAAGAATCCTAACGAGGTACTGAATAGCGGATGTACGGATTTGGTAGAGCCCAACTTGTCTCTATTCGATACAACCCCTATCGCCTACGGTTTACAACAAATATATAAAAAGAGGTGGATTGCCAGATATTGGCAAGAATGCGGAGCCAATATTTATGTCGACCTGAACGTATCGAGGAAATTTCAGAAGTACAACCGTCTCGGCATCCCTAACGGATATAACGCATTCTTCACACGAGGATATGCCGACAGACAAGAATATTTGAAAGAAGAAATCCAAATCACCCGTGAAATATCAGGGAAAGATAATCCTAACATGATGGTTTACGGCGGAGGAGATAAGATAAAAGAGCTTTGCATACAGAATAATGTGCTGTATGTGGAGCAGTTTATGGCTAACAGAGTTAAAAAAAGGAGGTGAAAATGGCTAAAACAAGCGGAGAAGTTAGAAGTAGTAGTTCATCAAGTAGCAGAGGGAAAACAATAAAACAAAGGGAAGGATTTAAAACATATAATACAAAAGATGGAATTATTGAGGTCCCAGAACTTCATATAGACATTCATGGTAAACCTGTTGGTACTATAGAATGGAAATTATGGGAAAAAAACGACAAAAAAAGACTGTACGGAAAGGTATATTATCCTCATTCAAAGCCTGTTGATATTGGATACTACGACTTAAAAAATAATATATCTTTTTTAAGTAGTCGTCCCGTTGCTGTTGCAAGGTCAGTAGGAATGGATATTAAGATATATAAAAAAGCAAAGAGATGACAATAAAGAAATAAACTACGGCAAAGATATCTAGAGCCCTCACCGATAGCACAATAACACAATTACTGTCCAACAAGGACATCCCGACCCGTGCTTCTAGATGAATAATTATTGAAAACGGCGAAAAAACGGCGAAAAATGGCAAAATTTGAGAAAGGAAATAAAAAAGGATATAAAACACTTTTTACAAGTGACAATCAGCCTGTAAATCGTGGCAGAAAACCCAAGCTATACACCATCGCCAAAAAGAAATACAACATATCCCACGAGGAATATAAAGATGTTATTGCCTATCTGATGCAATGCACCAAGAAAGAGATAAATAGCATCGCAGAAGATGAAAACACGCCGATTTGGATTGTAAACGTGTGCCGGGCATTGTATAAAGATTCTGGACGTGGAGAGGTCAAAACCTTAAACGACATCACAGAACGCATATTTGGAAAAATTCCAAACACAACAGAGATAACAGGAAAGGACGGGAAAGACTTAATCCCCAAAATCGACATCGAGATTATTGACAAAAGGGAGGATGTAGAACATGAAGATACAAACTACTAAAATATTCTCCATTGTTGATAATGCTATTAATCAGTTTGATATTGTAGACGGACAAAAAAAGCGCAAATATACCACGATATCGGCGCAAGGCTCCAGTCGTTCGAGTAAGACATACAACATCCTTATAAGACTTATCACCTATTTATTACAGAATCCCGGTTTAAGATTATCTATCGTCAGAAAGACACTTCCGGCATTAAAGGCTACCGTATTTGTTGATTTCAAGGAGATAATGCGGAATATGGGAATATATGATGAGAGAGGATGTATGAACAAAACAGACTTCATCTATACATTTCCCAACGGATCATGGATTGATTTTTTCTCTACTGATGATGAGCAGAAGATAAGAGGGCGTAAGCGCGACATATTATTCGTGAATGAGGCTAACGAAATATCATTTATTGAATGGCAGCAGCTTAAAATGAGAACGACAAAGTTTGCCATCATTGACTATAATCCATCTTTCTCTGACGACCATTGGCTTTGTGAAATAAATAGAGACCCGCGCACCTACCATTTCATCACTACATACAAGGATAACCCATTTCTAGAACAAACAATCATCGATGAAATAGAGAGCTTACAATATAAGAATGAATCCCTATGGAGGGTTTACGGGCTTGGATTGCAATGCCAAGTAGAGGGGCTTGTTTTCCCCAAATACACGTTAGTTGATTCAATACCAGATTATTGCAAGAAGCGCGGATACGCTAACGACTTCGGATATACTCATGACCCTACAGCTATAGTGGATGTTGGTTTGCTTGACAATAAGCTATACATAGATGAAATATGCTATAAGACGCACATGTTAGCCGGCGACATAATAGAAGAGTTCAAAGGCGTGCCGAAGATGAGAGTTATTTCCGAAAGTGCAGATCCTCGACTGATTCAAGAAATATATAATGCTGGAATAAACATCTACCCTGTTGAGAAGTTCAAAGGTAGTGTGATGGCCGGCATTCAAAAAATGCAAGAATACGAGATATGTATTACTCGCAGAAGTTCGAATGTAATAAAGGAGTTTAATAATTATACCTACTTGCAAGACAAGGCTGGAAAATGGCTAAATGAACCGATTGACAAGTTCAACCATGCCATTGACGCAGTAAGATATTGGGTGCTTGCTGAAATATTAGGACATATTTACGACCGGAAAGTATTTTACGACAAAGATGAGTTTGATATTGATATATTATAACTGAAAATCACTATATTTGCATTGTCTTGTGATGTTACAAGGCACCCAAAACAGAACGGCGAGCCATGAATTTATTATCTACTTTTTTCAATTCGGCATCAAACACTATTCAGAATGCTATAGGGATTAATCGGACTGTTGAAGAATTGATCCGGGATAGGGACATTTCAAAGGTCATTTCTTTGTTACAAAACAGGGACGAAGAGGTAAACGAGGCTATTTTAGAGTACAATCCGGATACGCATAAGATTATGCGTAAACAAGACAAAATTAGAATCGGGAGACCTCCTAAAGTCCTCGCAAAACTATCAGCTCCCTATCAGCAAATCATCAATGAAATAGAACTGACATTCATGTATGGGAACCCTCCGACATGGCAGCAGGATTCAGACGGAGCGGATAGAGCTTTCCAAGTTTATTCCGATGTACTGAAAAACACGCGATGGAACACCACACAGAGGGAGTTTAAGAGATTAGCCGGCGCGGAAACAGAGGCGGCAAAATTGTACTATGTTTACAAAAATGATGCTGGAGAGAAAAAGGTTGGTGTTAAAGTCCTCGCAAAAAGCAAAGGGGATGAATTAAGGCCGCTCTTCGACCAATACGACAACATGCTTTCTTTCGGGCATGGATATTACCTGTTGGAGGGTGTAAAAACGGTTTACCACTTCGATATATACTACCCGACTATTATTTACCGATGCAAAAAAACAAATGGAGCTTGGGAAGTTGTAGCAGAAAAAAACGATATAGGGAAAATCCCTGTTATATATGTCACACAAAACAAGGCTTGGTACGGCATTCAGCCTTTAATAGATAGAATTGAGGCTCTCCGTTCGCGTGTTTCCGATGTAAACGATTATGTTGCCGACCCGATACTAGTTATGTCTGCTGACGTTGCCGAATCTTTAAAGAGCAAAAAAGACACGGCAGGATTGCCGGACACTGAAAAAGCAGGAGGCGGTAAAGTGGTCGGCGTACCGAGCAAAGACAGCAAATTTGACTATCTTTCCGTAGATACGGCTGTCGATTTGAAAAGAGAAGAGATTAAAGACCTCGAAAAGTGTATCTATATGCTATCTATGACGCCGGACTTATCATTTGACGCACTTGTAGCAGCAGGCGCACCGACAGGCAGGGCGTTAAAAAGGGCTATGGCATTAGGCTACATGAAGAGGGCGAAGAATATGGAGATATACTACATTGCACATGAGCGAGAAGCAAGCATTATAAAGGCGATTATCGGGAATGTGCTTGACGTATCTTTAAAGTCAGAAGTTGAAAATCTTTCGGTTTCATGCCAGCTTGCCGAACCATTTCAGGACGATGTAAGCGAAAAGATAGCAGACATTATAAATCTTTATAGCTCTGAATTGATAAGCCGGGAAACCGCACTTACGTTAATCGACTATATCAATGACCCGAGTGTCGAGCTTGACAAGATTCTGAAGGAGATAAAGGAAAGGCAGGAACAACAGATTGAGGCGCAAGGCTCCTTATTAGGGGAATTTCAACGGGACCAAGAAAATGAAGAAGAGGAATAATTTATACCGATTTTGGCTTCATGTCCTCTCCGTGTTCAGAAATTCGTATCTTGAAGAATATCCGGATGGCAAAACAAAGAGAAGAGAAAGAAGAAAGAAAAGATGAAGACAGACGATTTAACACCCGAGCAGTTATATAACCTGTTGCTTGAATTAAACGCACAGACTGCAGCACGTTTGAAGCGTCTTTATTCCGAATTTTCAAAGGCAATAGCGAATATTCCGGGTGTTAAATCGTATCTATCCGGTAAAAAGTTGAAATCTTTCTCTGATATTAACGGAATAAAAGGCATCGACGGGAAAATAGACAAACTTATCGATGAAATATACTCTATTGTCACGTCGGCCCAAGAAACTGCATGGAGAATTGGTGAAAAAGTCACGGAAACGCTTGTATTAAGCAAGATTTCTACAGAATTAGCCGATAATTTGCGGAAATCCGGATTGTTTAAGCACCGGAATAAGGCGATGGATGCCTTTAAATTCAATAAAGATAAATTTGACATATCCACAAGGGTATGGAAAGACGGGATAAAGGCACAAATTGAAGAATCCGTACAACTTGCCGTGTCAAACGGAGAATCGGCGCAAAAACTAAGCAAGGATTTAAGGGAATATCTACAAGAACCGAAAAAACTATTCCGCCGAATAAGGGACAAGGAAACCGGAGAATTGAAGCTAAGCAAAGCGGCGAAGCAATATCACCCCGGGCAAGGCGTATATCGGTCTTCCTACATGAACGCAAGAAGACTTGCAGCAACAGAAATAAACAATTCTTACCGGATGGCTGAATGGGAAAGTTATCAAAACAATCCAGTAATTGTAGGCTTTCAAATCAGATTATCGAACAACCACACGCTAAAGAACCCGAAAACAGGAAAGCCGGAGCCATTTATTGATATATGCGACTATGCACAAGGCAGGTACCCAAAAGATTTCGTATGGTACGGATGGCATCCGCATTGCCGATGTATCATGACGCCGATATTCGCTACACAAGAAGACATTGCCGCTATGACGCAAGCGATATTAGACGGCAAAGAACCGACAACGGTAAAACCAAAGATGATAACCGACATACCAGATAAGTTCATCAAATGGTCACAAACTCATAAAAAACAAATATCGGGATGGAGTGCCCTACCCTACTACGTCACAAATAATCCTAAATATGCGGAAAAGTATTTCATTTATCCAAAGGTGTTCAAAGATTTGTAATTTTTATTTGGATTAAATAAAAATAATGTGTACATTTGCAATACTATCAGGTGTATGATGATGTACACTGCCCATTAAAATAACGGAATTACTAACAGAAAAGGCAAGCGCCTGATAGTTGTATTTATACTATCGGACGTTTGCCTTTTTTTATTCATCACGAATGAAAACAAAAATCTTATCTCAACTGAAAACTAAGTATTCCAACTTAGGGTTTGGCGAAAAAGCTTTTGACGGGGTGGCTGATTACTTATCTAAAACCGTCACAGAAGAATCACAAATCGAGGCAGCAATCGCAGGGGTTGAACCCTTGCTGAAAGCATTCCAGGGCGATGTAGACAAGGTAAGGACGGAGAAATCCGAACTTCAAAAGCAGTACGACGAACTGAAAGCCAAACAGGACAAGAAGGGCGATCTTGGCAAGAAAGATGAACCCAAACCGGACGACATTAAAGCCATGGTTGCGGCGGCAGTTGCCGAAGCGGTCAAGCCTTTTCAAGAGAAAATCCAATCTTACGAAAAAGACAAGGCAGATACCGACCGGAACACTTTTATCTCTTCCGAAGCCAAAAGGCTGGGTATCGACGAATCAGACTTGAAGTATCTCAACGTGCCGGCAGAACTTGATAACGCTGGGATTACGTCACATCTAACCGCCTATAAACAGCACATGGTAGACAAAGGCATTCCGGAAAGAGGTGGTTTTCCGCAAAACAAAGGCGAAATCACTCAAGAGCAAGCCAAGGAAATTGCGGATAGTTTATTAATCTAAAATCAGAAGGAAATGACAGTAGTAAATTTAGTGAATGAGCCACAAGGAGTCATTACCGGTAACGACAATATCGTTATCGTGAATTACTTTGACGGCATCCGTGGCGGTCGCTCGCTTGACTTGACAGGATACACGGAGAAATTTGTAAAAGCCGGACACATTCTTATTGAAACGTCAGACGGCAAGATTCAGCCTCTGCCTGTCAGCGAGGCAGCATATACCCCACTTGACGGTGAATCAACGTCGAAGTATTGTGGGGTTCTCGTAGCAACCATCCCGGCAAGCAAACCGTTTGCCGCTATCATGACGCGAGGCACCATCAACCCAAAAGCAGCACCATACACCATGAGTGCCGATCTTATCACCGCATTGAAGACCGCATTACCGTTAATCGATTATCAGGAGGACTAAGACATGGAAAAATCACTTTACTTTGATTTGATTCAGAAAAACTTCCCGAAGCTGATTTTGGCTATTGTGGAAAAACTGAACGACAAGAATCAGACGCAGCTGTCTTATATGTTCAAGCAGTTGCTTAAAACGGATTATTCAGTAGATGGCCGTTGGGCATCCCTTACGGGACAATATACGCGGGTTGCCGCCGATGTGGTTGCAATGGATTCACCGCTTCCGTTGAAAAAGCGTGATTCGTTGGAGAAAGCAAGCGGAGAACTTCCAAAGATGGGCATGGAATTGTTCCTTAACGAAAAGCAGATGACGGACATTGATACGTTACTCGCACAGGGATTTGATGAAAAAACCATCATCGCCAAAATCTTCGAGGACACTCCGCGCGTGATTGCCGGTATCTGGGAGCGTATCGAATTGATGTTCTTGCAAGGCCTGTCTACCGGTGTGGCATTGGCAGATACAGACAATGTAGGCACCGGTGTACGTGTGGATTACGGATACCTTACCGCAAATAAATTCGGCGTCAAAGTCGTTTGGGAAGGGAATACGTCCACATCAAAGCCTATTGATGACATCCAGAAAGTTGTCAATAAGGCACGGGAAGACGGCAATGTTATCATCGGAGCTTATGCCGACCAAGCGTGGTTTGACAACTTCAACGCATCTGACCAAGTACGCCAGCAGTTCGCATTCTTGCAGGGATTTGTCGGCACGAGTATTCCCGTACTTGACAATACACAGGCAAACCGTGTGATGTCAAGCAGATTCAACTTCTCTGTCACCAAGATTGACCGTACTATCAAGACAGAAAAGAACGGAGTACAGACAAACAACACACCGTGGAAGAAGGGAACGATTGTATTTGTCTGCGACCGTCAGCTAGGTTCCTTGGTATGGTCGCGTCTCGCAGAAATGAATCACCCAGTACAGGGAGTGAACTATCAGACGGTAGACCAGTATTTGCTTGTTTCTAAGTACCGGGAAAATCGTCCTTCTCTGCGTGAATATACCACCTCGCAGGCTCGTGTCGTTCCGGTAATCGCGAACGTTGATAGAATCTATACAATGGACACCACAACTGTACAGGCATGAAAATAAGGATTTTATCGGATTTCAGAGACAAATACGACTATTCCCGGTTATACAAAGCCGGGGATGTTGTAAAGTTCCAGAACGAACGGGCGAAGGAACTTGTAAAGCTTGGTTTGGCTGAACCATTAAGGGAGAAGGAGGAAGAAATCGAAGATAAGGAAGAATCTCCGGCAAGAGGAAGAAAAGCCAAGGACATTTAATTTGATGTAATATGACCTACAAGGAATACATAACCACAACATTATCAAAATTCTACATATCTCCGGAAGAGATTGATGTAATAATGCTGAATCAGAATATTACGCCGGATGAAGATGTAGACCCTAAGATTGCCAAAATGGCGATGTACAAGGAGTTTTCACAAATCCTTCCGGTAGCGAATATGAGCGAGGGGGGAGCATCCACAACATGGAACATGAAGAGTTTTTTGTTATGGTATTCCTTGTTAGCGTCTGAACTCGGAGAACCGGACATGACAAAGGAAGATAACACGATTAAGGACTATTCAGCGTATTATTGATGTACAATTATCCGGACAAAATAGAGTTATCAACGTCAAGCGCAGGAGGAGGAACATCTGGTTCGATTGACTATGACGGAAACGGAGACCCGATATTCGGAGGTGGAGACAGTGGAGGAGAAGAAGGCGGTGGAGGGTTTGAATTTTTGTCCGATTGCCGCATTGAGGAGAACAACTCATATTCGCTTAGCGGGACTTACATCTATTCTTTCAATGTCTACTTGCCTAAATCTTTTGATGCTGGAAAGCTGCCTAAAAAAGGGGCAACAATAAGATTGACAAAGAAAGATAAGACCGTGAACGGAGTGGAGGCTACAGTAATCGATAGCCGATCGACAAAATTTAACTACGTGATAAAGACATGAAAAGCGGATTATCATATAGTAAAAACGAGTTTAATCAAGTTCTTGGCATACTTGATGAATCAATTGGCCGTGTGGAAGAGGCAATAAAATTCACATTGAAAACCGTTGTCGGGGGAAAGGCTGTAGCTCATGCGAAATCATACGGAAATTTCACAGACCGGACAGGTAATTTGCGCAGTTCAATCGGTTATGTGCTGGCAAAAGACGGTGATATTATTGATGTAGGAGGATTTGAATCTATTTCAGGTCCGGAGGGAAACAATGGAGAAGGTATAAGTGAGGGGAAAAAATACGCGGAAGAGCTTGGAAAGTCTTCCGGCTCAGGATACACACTTATCATCGTTGCCGGAATGAATTACGCAGAGTATGTCGAAGCAAAGGGATATAATGTCTTGACTGAAACCGAATCGTATTTAGTAAGCCAGATAAATGACGTTATCGACAGGATATTAAAACAAGCAGGATTCAAGAAATGAAAAAGAGCGAGTTGGAAACGGAAGTATATAATCTTCTGAAAAACTCTAATTTAAGAGTTTTTAAGGAAGATACACGCGACCCTAATTATAGGGGAGAATACATCGAAATCCTTCCGCTTGAATTTGGCGAAGAAAGATTGTTCAATTCTTCTATCGTAAACGTCAATATCCATATCCCCGATGTACAAGGCATAAAGAACTCCAAACGGCTTGATAGTGCTTACAACGAGATAAGGCCGATATTCCGAAGAAATAAAGACGCGACAGGTCAGTATTACACGAATTACAGTGGATTCCAGTTTTCCATTGTGTCAAGCAAGGATTACAAGGAAGACAACGGTACGCATTTCAGAAATTTAAGAGTAAAAGTAACTTATTTAAATCTATAATTATGGCAGATAGAGTTGTATATGGCATTAAAAGCCTAAAGTTTATGCCGGCAGTTATAACCGGAGAAAATGCCGGTTCTTTTCCGGACTTTTCCGAGGCATCAGCATCGTTATACGACATGAAAATGATTGTTCCCGATTCATTCAACATGAATCAGGAAGATCCGGAAAAATTGGATGTTGAATGGGAAGAGGTGGAAGACATTGCTATGAGCATACAGACGCGAAAAGGCACACGCTCATTTACGGTGTCTACGAATGATATGTCGGAAGAGGCATTTAAATATTTCCTTGGGTGGCAAAAGCCGACAGGAGAAAGTGACCCGAACAAAGACTGGGAAGTTGAGCCGGTTTCTTTCATGTTACCTCCGCAGGCTGTGGAATTGGAAACCATGCCAGCCGATAAATATCCCGGTATTATCCGGCAGTGGGCAAAAGTTGAAGTCGTTGTAAAAGAAACCGGTGTTGTGGGAAAATCCGGGTTGTCTAACCTCGAATTGACCTGTACCATCATGGCGAATTTCAATAAAGACAACAAGCAGATTCCGGGTTCGAGAAGAAAACAGGTGGTTTCCGCCTAATTACTAATGAGGGGGAAATAAATCCCCCTCTAATTTTATAGACATGGAAACATTAGAGCAACAAGTAGCAAAAGAAATAAATGAAAAGGACACGGTAATACATATTGGAGGCGAGGAACTGAAAGTAAAACCGCTCACACTCGGTCAGATTATTGATATATCAGCGGAGATAGCAGAGCTAAAAGGCATTTCGGAGGAAGACCAAGGGAAGGACGTGCTGACGGTAATGTTAGACCACCTTGACGATCTCGAAGTGCAATTGAACATCGCCCTTATCGTATTATATAGAAATGAAGAGGACAGGATAGAGAACAAGAAGTTTATCCGTAACAATCTCGATGAAAAGGCAATGACCGAATTGCAGGAGTTGTATGTAGAACGCCTGAACTCTCCTTTTTTTTTGACCAATATAATTTTCCTTCAAGGTTTGAATCTGACGAAGAAGACAAAAACGACAGTCCTTGGGCAATAATATTCGGCGCCATGAAAGGCCTAGGGTTAAGCTATCATGAAGTGTTGCATGAAATAAGCTGGCTAAATATCCAAATGTTATTAAAGTGCCAACCCTCCTACTCCACCGATAAAGACAAACCGAAACAAGTACACGCAAGTCAAATATTTTAAATTATGGCAGACGGACAAATGAATATACGTGTCAATGTTGATTTGAACGACATGAGGCGCAAGGCGGAAGAATACCGGAAAGAAGTAACAAAGATGGGTGTGATAACCGATGAATCCGGAAATGTTATCAGCACGGCATGGATGCGAATGAAACAAGCTGCTACGGCATATCTTGGAATGGACATAGTAAAAAGAATAGCTATGACGCGTGGCGAGTTTCAGCAATTGGAAGTTGCATTTAAAACTCTTTTAGGAGCAGAAGAACCCGCCCTAAACCTTATGAATCAATTAGTCGAAACAGCCGCTACAACACCTTTTGATTTAAAAAGAGTAGCAGACGGTGCAAGGCAGTTGCTTGCATACGGATTTGCTGCTGATGAAATAAACGATACTCTTATAAGATTAGGAAATGTAGCTGCCGGTCTTGGATTGCCGCTTGAACGTTTAACATTCCTATATGGAACAACGGCTGTACAAGGTCGATTGTATGCAAAAGATATGTTACAATTCCAGTCGTCTGGTATACCTGTCCTTCAAGAGCTTTCCAAGATGTATGGAAAGACTACAAGCGAAATAAATGACATGGTGACGGCCGGAAAAATTGGGTTTGATGACATTAAAAAAGTATTTGAGGGAATGACAAACGAGGGGGGTAAATTCTATGCCTTGATGGAGGGTCAATCAAAAACAATCATAGGTCAAATATCAAATCTTGGTGATGCGATAGATATGATGTTTAACGAAATCGGACAGGCGAATGAAGGTATTATTTCCGATGCAATTTCTGGAGCTTCATATCTTGTTGAAAATTACGAAAAAGTATTAAGTATATTAAAGGTACTTGTTGCTACCTACGGAACATACAAAGCCTCATTGATAGCCGTAGCTGCTGCGCAACGTGTATCCGTTACGATTCAAAATATCTCTGCATGGATTTCCCTTGCTAAAGCGATCCGGACGGCAAAAGATGCCCAGATTGCTTTCAATCTTGCTACAAAGGCAAATCCTTACGTTTTATTGGCTACAGTCCTAATTGGTGTTGGTACAGCCTTATATCAGTTCACAAAGAAAACAGATGCTGCAACTGATGCTCTAAAGAAATTCAATGAAGAAAGTAAAAAAAATGCAGATGATACAGCTACATTTATAACTATTACAAGGGACGAGAACCAATCCATTGCTGCGCGACAACTTGCATTAGATAGTTTAAGAAAAATGTATCCAGGTTATTTTGATAACATGAATTTGGAGGCTTTAAAGGTGATAAATCTGACAGAATTAAATAATCAACTTGCAAAAGCGACCAGAGAACGATCAAAAGCACAATCTGAAGAAAGTATAAAAGAAACAGAAAAAAGTATTAATTCAATTAAGCAGCAAATTGACTTTCTAAATAAAAATGCCGTACAGGGGCGTGGTGAAAGATTAATCAGAGCCAATAAGCAACTTCAAGAATTACAAGACAAGTTGGCCGGACAGCATTCTATATTGAATAAAGTAAATTCTGATATAAAAGCCCAGGAAGACGCCGAACGCCGGGCAAAAGAAGAAGCGGAAGCACATGCAAAATCTGTAGAAAAAACCGTAAAATGGTATGAAGAACAAATAAAAACCCTCAAAGAAGCTCAGGAAACATCAACAACAAATAAACAATTCAATGACTATCAAAAACAGATAGACCAGCTTACAAAAGAAAAAGAAACTATAACCAGAGCTTCTAAAGCTACCCAAAAAGCAGAGGAAGAAAGAATCAAAACAATCAAGCAAATTGATGAAGAACTTCTCTTTCTCCGTAAGCAAAACCAGCAAGCCCAAATCGACCTTATGCAGGAAGGTACAGAAAAAGAACTTGCACAAATCCGGTTAGACTATCAGGAAAAGATTGCTGAAATTAAAAAACTTGCTGACGATTGGGCGGCAAAACAAGGCGGAACACTCACGACTGAGCAAACAGTGCAAATTTCTACGTCTTATTCTACTGTAAAGCGAAAAAGAGAACAAGACGAATCTGATGTGTACAAAAAACAGACCGATGAATTAAACGAACTTTTAAAACAATATCAGTCATACCAGCAACAACGCCTTGATATAGAAAGAAAATATAATAAAGATATTGAAAAGCTACAAGAAGAACTTGCAAAAACAACAGAAGAAAGCGAAAGAAACAGGCTTGAAGAATCCATCCGGGTAGCAAAAGAAAAAAAGAAAACCGAATTATCCGGACTTGACCTTGAACAATTTCAAAAAGAAATCGACTGGTCATCTGTATTCGGTAATCTTGACAAATTATCTACTGATGCTTTAAAAAAACTCCGGGACAAAATAAAGGAATACCTTTCTACGGTAGATGATTCTATTAGTAAAGAAGATTTTAAAACTGTTGTTGATGCCTTTGAAAACCTTGACGCAACTATTACAAACAGAGAGCCCCTTGAAGAATTAGTAAGCGGATATAGAGATTACAGAAAAGCAGTAGAGGAGGTTACAAAGGCAAAAAAAGAGATGGATAAAGCTGACAATCCAGAGGCAAAAGAAAGAGCTGTAAAAAATCTTTCCGCTGCTGAGAAGAAAAGAGCTGAATCCCTTAGTAAAATAACACAATCCGTTAATGCAATAGGACAACAGGGTCAGCAAGTAATTTCTGCCGGGAATGATCTTGTAAATATGCTTACTAATTTAGGCATTGAAATCCCTGAATCTATTTCTGGAGCATTAAGCGGATTGGGACAGGTAGTGGATGGATTAGCAGAAATTGATATAACCAAGCCAATGAGTGCTGTAACTGGTGTAATTCATACATTAGCAGGCGTTACAAAAACGATTGGCAGTATATTCGGGTTAGGATCAGATAACGGAGTAGCACAATATAAGGCGTTAAGAGAACAACTAGAGGCTATAAATGATCTATACAAAAAAATCATTGATAAATCAAAGGAAAAAATTGTATTTGGAGGTGGATTTGCATCGGTAGAGGCAGCGAAAGAAGCTAACGAAGCGCTAGAAAAGCAAATAGAAAATTATAGAAGATTAGCGGAAGTAGGAGGTAAAGCAGGATCAAGTGCAGGCTCACATAGTTATGCTTACCGGGCCAACGAAAGGCTTAAGAAATCATGGAATGATATTTCAAAGTCTATAGGACAAAATATTTCCAGTGTACAACAAATGTATGAATTATCTGGGGAACAGTTAGAGATTATACGAAGAGATTTCCCCGAAGCGTGGAGTAAAATACCTTCTGAAATAACTGAAAATTTAGATGCAATCATTGACTGCAACGATGAAGCCAAGGAACTTGCGAATACATTGCAAGAAGCACTAACTGGCATATCCTTCGATAGTTTTTATAATGGATTTATTGATTCACTTTCGGATATGGATGCTTCCTTTGAAGATATGTGTGATGACTTTGAAGGATATTTGCGAAAATCGATTATAGCCGGTCTAATCGCAAGTCAGTACAAGGGAAGAATAGAAAATCTGTATAAAAGTTGGACAGAAGCAGCAGAAAGCGAAAATAAGATTACTGCAAAAGAGGCAGAAAAATTGAGGGATGATTATCAAGATATAATCCAAGATATGATTAAAGACCGGGATAATTTGGCTAAAACTTTTAATTGGGAAAGTTCTCCGGAAGAATTAAAACGCCAAACCGGCACCATATCCGAAACAATTACGGAGAAAACTGCAAATGAATCAATGGGAATATGGAGAGGTTCCTACGATACATTAAAGGCTATCAGCCAGCAGACAACGATATTTCATGAAACATACAAGTCTACAATGGCCACATGCAACTCCATACTGAACACGATAGCGAGGAATACCGGAGAAACGGCGAATAATACTTCCGTCTTGTCTGATATGCACAACACATTGAAAAACATGGACGGAAGACTACGAACAATTGAAAGTGAATCAAGTAAAAGATACGCAAGATGACGGATTTTTATTTTGAATAATTCTAAATAATAATTATATTTGCATCAGTATGTGATGACACATACCACCCAACACCGGACGGCATGGCAGAATATTATATTAATAATACTCCTATTTCCCAATTCGGGATAATTCCAACAAAATCAAATGGCAATATTGCCATTTCTGGATGCTTCAATCTTCCGAAAAGAAAAGGGACTACTTACTACGATTGGGTTACAGACAACAGCGTGGAGCCTTATGTGGAGAGTGAAGATATGGATTTTGACAGCCGGGATATTTCAATAACAGGAAATATCGTGTCTGATTCTGACTCTTCTCTTCCTTTAATAAATGATTTCATGAACGAGTTGCCGGAGTTATTTACGTTGTCATGCAAATGGGGAAGCTGGAGTGTAAAATGCAAAAGTACGACCATCGAAACCTTTACAAAATCGGCTTGCAAAATAACGATTAAATTCATAGAACCTCTTGTTAATTTATCTGGGACACTCCCCTCTCCCACCGAAAACGGGGAGATTGACGGATACAAATGGACTTCTTTCGGATTATATCTGAAAGAAATATCAAACTATCAGGGAATCGGTGCGCCAAAATCGTTGAGCACAACCCAAAATCCGTCTTATTCACTTTATTCAAAAGGAGGGCAAGAGAAGACGGAGATAACCGTTTCCGGTATGATAATAGCTGAAAATACAGAGCAATTCAAGGAGAGAATCAAATCATTATATGCCCTATTTGGGAAAGCCGGAATAAGAACTATCAATTACAGAGAAAGAGAGATTAAATGTTTTTGCACGAATGGATTTTCTGTACAAAACGTTTTTTCTATCGGGAAAGTATACGCTGATTTCAGTTGCAAATTAATCGTAATATCGAATGAAAGGATATAGCATATATAGAGATAATACCGTTATTTACGAATTTGTCGTTGATGATACCATCTCGAAGTCATTAAGCGGAAATAAATATGTTTCGTTCACTATTTCGTCAAAGAATGATCTTGACTTAAAGATAGGCGACTATGTTTTAGTCGGGAATGAAAAGTACGAGATTTTCGGGCCTATTGATATAGAGGAAAGTAACGGAGTGTTTACCTATCCGCTTACGTTCTATTTTCAAGGATATAAGCTGAACAATTCAATCATAACGGACGAAGGAGCGACAACATTTGCCTACCATGGAGAGGTCAGCGACTTCATGACATTGCTGATTGATTCCTTGAACGAGGACTATCCGGAATTTACCCTTGGAACCATTCAGAACGGAAGTATCCTTGATTTGAGCTTTGACAATAGTAATTGCATGGCAGCACTCCAAACGGTATGCGAGAATGCCGAAATGGAGTGGGACATTACGGGAACCGTGATAACCGTCAAGAGGAGAATCGGAGAAGAAACCGACTATGTGTTTGAATATGGGAAAAACAAAGGAAGCTACTCCGTGAAACTCGCAAAGGTCGCTAATGCTTCCGTAACCACTCGAATGATAGGGAAAGGCGGCACTCTGAATCTTCCGGCCGACTATGATTCTCCGGACAGCCCCAAAAGGTTGAATTTGGGTGATGAAGTCATTGAAAAGAACGTAGAAAAGTACGGAAAGATTACCGGGGTGTATGTGAATGAAAACATCTACCCTCGCTTGATTAATAAGACGGTGTTAGGCGTGACCGTTCCGGAAAACATAGAGGAAGCCGGAAGTTGGAAGATAAAACTTGATATTCCTTTCAATCTGTCTGAATACTATGCGGAGAATGAAATCCCGGTAGTCAAGTTTCAGACGGGGGATTTGACCGGGTTGAACTTTGAGATAGTGGAAAACAGCTGGAACAATACCGACAAGACGCTTTCAATTATCGTAAAAGAGGAAGAAGACGGGTATTATCTTCCGAATGCAAACAGACAGCCACGTGTCGGAGACGTGTTTGTCCTCCTTAACATCAATATGCCGCAATCTTACATAGATGAAGCAACACAGGAATTGAGGGAGGCAACACAAAATGAGCTGAACAAAAAGTGTGAACCGCAATACGCCCCGTCTCTATCAGTTCAAAAACACTATATCAAGAAGAAAGGAATATCACTGAATATCGGTGATGGAATTACCGTAAAAATAGGCAGGCGGAATATCACGACAAGAATTATCGGTACTACTGAAACAAGCGATGATATAAGGGTTGAATTGGGCGACCAGATGCTTTATACCTACGACACTAAGGTAAATAATACAATAGAGCAGATACAATTCACCTTAAAGCAGCTTATCAATATAGATGATATAAAAAGGCTCTTCTATAACCTTATCAATGCGTGGTATCCGAAGTGGTTCAATCAAAAGTTACATAAAGACGCGGACGTTGAATTTAATTCTGTGAAAGCGGCTGAATTAGTCCAATCCGACAATTTCTCATCCAAGAATTTCACCTCCGGAGCGCTTGGTAGCGGACACAGAATAAAAGACGGGAATGCTGAGTTTCAGAATCTGACGGTAAGGGGTCAGTTCAGCGTGTTTGAGTTTCTGATACAGCAGGTAAAGGCAATCGGCGGGAAGTTCTGTGTCTCTCCGGCAGCTATAAAGACGGGAAGTGTAGAGGAGACAGAGAATGGGTACAAGTGCTTTTTCAATACTGACAGCGGGACGATAATAAATCCTTTCGTAGTGGGCGACCAAGCTTTTCATCAAGTTTTTGACGGGCAGAAAATGAAGAGATATTGGCGTCTTGTCACGGAGGTAGGCGCGGATTACTTTGTCTTGTCAAAAACGGATTGTGAGGCGAATAGCGGTATCCCGGAGGCTGATGAAGAAATAGTATTATTAGGAAACCGGACAGACATAAACCGCCAATCCGCGATAATGATTTCGGCGCATGACAACAATTCGCCTTACATTGCTTTCTATGCTGGGATAAACTCCTATTCTTTTGAAGGGAAAGAACCGATGCGGACGGGTAATTTGAATGGCATAGTGGATGAAGATTTCGGGCAGTTGACAGGATTCGGATTGTATTGTCAGAACGTTTACATGAAAGGGGTGTTCAGACTGATGTCCGGCAAAACGGTGGAAGAGTCCATCGGAGACGTGCAGAGTAACCTGGACAACCTACAAGTAGGAGAAACCAACCTTCTTGACAATAGTAACAAGGGATGGAAGAATACTGGTTATCCAATAGCGACCATTTACTTAGGAGACTACAAACCTAAGCAGGGAGAAGAATGTACAATTGTTATTAAAGGCAAATTAGGGGCGAATAAAACAAACTGGGCTGTTTACAATTCTGGAGGGAATGTTGTATTGGCTAGTTTTTATCCTGGTGGTCCCGATACAGATTATATTGCTTTGAAAACTTTTAAATGGACGTTAACGCCTGCTATTGATAATACATTTATTCGGATATATCCAATGCCTAATAGTGTATCCGTTGAATCTGAAATAGAGTGGGTAAAACTAGTATTAGGCAATAAAACTTCGCTATTGTGGACCCCCTCCATAAACGATCAGAAGCAGATTGCAATAGATGAAGCGGGAAAGGTTGTGGATGGGATACAGATCGGTTCCCAGAACCTTATATCCAAAAAAATGATGTTGAAGTGGAATGAGAAGAACAAGAATATTGCGGTCTGGGGGCAGGATGAAGACGGGGTGTACTTGATATGGGATTTAGCACTAATGACATCATCTGGTATTGCAACCGGTACTTATAATGGTCAATATGTTGATATTTTTGAGAATAAAATAAAATACAAGACAAACACACAATATGTAATTAGTATTGAATCGAAATCTGTGGCAAGAAGTGGAGATATATTCTTTTACTATACAGATGGAAGCAGAAGTATTCACGGATTAAGCATAAGTTTTGGAAGAATAGATTTAGTATCAACATTAGGCAAAACGGTTGAAAAAATTTGTTTTTATATCGGATCATTTAATAATCCAAAAATTTACAACATCTCCCTAATCGAAGGCAATAAACCCCTGCAAGGCTTTCCAGTAGCAGCAGAAGACCAGATCGGAGCTAATAACGTTAATTTGGCGGATGGTACAAAAGGGCCGTTTACGGTTGAAGGAGAAACAAATGATTATGCATATAAAGCTCTGTATATGCCTGTAATCAAGCCGAATACAGTTTATTATGTGAATGCCCAAAATATAGAATTCTTATCAGGCAATATTAGCAAGTGTGATTTCATTTTATTTGATAAATCTATTAAATCTTATCTAACAACTACTTACCATCACCTTTATGACAAAAACGGTGGTATTATAATTACCAGAAGCGATTTTGAAGCTCAGGAAGGGTATTTACTTTGTTACGCCGGAGAAGCCGCGCATACCGAAGGGAATTCGGTCCGGTTCACCGAAGTAATGCTAGTCGAAGGTTTTCTGCCTGCTTCCGTATGGACTCCTTCTTTCTCCGAGCAGCAAGCAGAAATAAAAACGATAACGAAAACCCTGACCGAAATTAAAGCCGAAAACGGAGAAATAAGTTTAAGGGTTAACGAAGTTTCTGAGAGAGTGGAAGAGGCTAAACAAGAGGCAATTGATGAAGCAAAAGAATACACAACTATTCAAACATATCGTGAAACAGATATCGACTTAAGGGCTGAAAAGTGGGATCAGGACACATATTATCCGGTAACTATTAAATTATCAAACTCAGAAACAAGGATAGAAGTTGTTTCGCCACTTAATAGTGATTTTGGAATACCAAAATGGTCAACGCATGAATTAGGTTTTTCAATGAACTGTGTATGGCGTAGTAACGGGAGTGGATGGGGGGCAAATGTTATTAATAGAATAATTGAGATTTTCGAATGTAAATTTACCAAGGAAATACCCGATACTACCCCAGTGCAATATATACTCCCTGCCGGCAGTATTGGGCAACTAGCCAGTAGCAGCGAAGAACTTATTTATCTTCGTGGAGGTGGTAGGTACATATTTAAAATCGGGAACAATTGTGTAGCAGTAGTACACGATAGTCGTTATACGGCTCTAGATGGGTCATCTGTTGCTCCTAGTGCTTCGGTAATCAGGCCTGTTCTTACGAATGCAACAAAGGAAGAACTTAATGCTGAAATAAATATAACAAAAGGATTGATCGAAAATAAAGTATCTCTAGATGTCTATAATGCAAATGATCAATTAATAAAATCAGATATTAGCAATTTACAAGTTAGTTACAACCAAATTTCTTCTACAGTATCTAAAATTATAAATGGTACCCAAGAAATATCTGGTGTTGTAACACAAAGTAATTTCGTTACAATTTTTTCTTCAAATAAAAATGCATTAGGGCAAGAAGTTATTGAATCTATTAATGTTGGCGGAGGAGGCGTTACAATTGATGCAAGTAGGATTAATCTTAATGGAGCTATTAGTGCAAACGGGAATGTTCAGATTACAACAGATGGAAAACTTATTGCAGTTAACGGAGAGTTTACAGGAAAAATTACAGCGACTAGCGGTATAATTGGAGGATTTAAAATAGGGAGTAACATGATTGGCGTTGCTGACAGTAATATGTCTTACAATGGTCTTTCATTATACAATAATTTTATGAAATTCAGATCAGGTCGTTACCTTGCTGCAATTGGCGCCAGTATACCAGCCCCTACTACTGCTTTAAGAGGATGTGCAAGATTTGAAAATAATGAAATAAAATCAAATACTGATGTTACAGATAATATTGGCATTTATGTAAAAGCAACAGGATGCCCGGAAGTCTATAGTGATGTGGGTAAAAACATCGCCCTGGACATTGAAAACGGCCATATCAGAATGATCAACGATTCTATAATCAATGGATTTGGATTAAACGTAAGGGTCGTTAGTTCCTCGACTACATTAACAAATAAAGATGATATAATAATAACCACTGCATCATCTGATATAACAATAACTTTACCAAGTAACAGGCCTGCTGCAAAAAAAGGTAAAATGTATTGGATCCGGAAATGTGGAACGGGAAATATAACATTGCGCGGGACAATAAGGGTAGAGGCAGATACGACAACAAATTCAGATGTTATTAAAAAAGGGGCGATGCAAGTTTTAATTTGGAGTGGATCATATTGGACATCAAATTTCATAGGAGGGAATTACTAAAACAAATAAAATTAAGAAAACATGGAAATTAACTATTTTATTTCAGCAAAAGCAACGTCAACGGTACAGAATATAAATGTATCGCTGAGTGCAGAGTACCAAAAAGAGCAAGCACCGGAAGTTATCTCCGTAGTAGCAAACGGATACTTGGACGACGGGAAGAAATTCATGAATGCAACCCTTAAATACAATCCTAAGTCCGAGGATTTCAATTCGATTAACGGAGCAAATGTTGACTTGGGCATTATTCAGGAAATTGTTCCGCTAATTACGGAATTTTATTCAAAAATCACTGAATCACAAAAATATAGCCTATGAAACTGACCATTTACGAAAGGTTTATACTAGAAGAAATTTTACCGGACCACGGGACGATGTTGCAAATTATAACGATGCAAAGTATTCGCAACAAAACCAAGATAACAGTAAAAGATATCGCCAAATATTCAATAAAAGATAATACTAAAACAGGTAATATCGACTGGGATAGATCTATTGATAACGGTGAAGAATTTGAGCTTGATCCGGCAGAAATAGAATTCCTTAAAAACAGATACAAGGAGCTGGATGAACGGGGGGAAATTACAGTCAGGATTCTTTCTCTTTGTAAAAAGATAAGGGATTTATAAAAAAGAGTCCGCCCTCGCGACCTCTATAAATATTTCCCAAGCAACCCCAAGCCAATCTTATATTGCAAGTTTACAAAGTTTTTTTGAGAATACAAAAGAATAATTTAGAAATATAAAACAATATGAACAAAGAGGAATGGAGAAGGTTAATAACCGAAACACTGAAAGAAACAGGCTTGTACTCTGACAATGCAAGAGATCTTATCATGGGGACGTTTGCTCAGGAAAGCAATTTTAAGTACACCCGGCAAATTGGCGGTGGTCCGGCTTTAGGATATGGGCAGATGGAGCCGAAAACCTTCAATGATATTGTGGTTAATTTTCTCCGGCATAAACCGGAACTAATGGGGAAAGTAATGAAAGCATCCAGTGTTGTAACTTTGGAGCCTGAAATGCTTGTAGATAACAAAAAGCTGATGATCTGTATGACCCGCATACATTATTTGCGTGTAAAGGAGGCATTACCTTCGAATAAGGATGTTTGGGCTATGGGTGAATACTGGAAACAATATTACAATACGCCATTAGGCAGAGGGACCGTTAAGGAGTTTGTTGAGAACTATAAAAGATATTGTTTATAACAATGTTTCGGGAGGGGATAGAAGTACCACATTTAAATTAAAATTATGAGTGAAAGAAACACAATTTCGGCAATGGTATCAGTATTCATGAGTGGTTTTATGGATTTTATTGAGCCTTTAAAATGGTTTATGCTGCTTGCATTGATATTAATTGTTGTAGACCTTAGGTTTGGAATAGCAGCAGCTAAGAAAAGAGGTGAAAAGATCCGGTTTTCACGGGCAGGGAGAAGGACTATTAATAAGATGGTAGATTACTTATGTTGGATTCTTCTTGCCGGGGCTATTGGAAAAGCATTTGGGATACCTTTTGATATTCCGTTACTTCCTTCGATTGTTTTATTGGTTATATATGGTTTTGAAATAAATTCTTGTTATGGGAATTACTTTGAAGCTCACGGTCGGCATGTAAAGGTCGATATTTTTAAATTTTTCAGGCGGAAGTCTGATATTATTGACATAGAAGAAAAAACAGAAAAATGAGGATAATAATTATACTGATAGCCCTTTCTATATTCTCCTGCCGGAGTATTCAGTACGTGCCGGTAGAGACAACTGAAATAGAAAATGATTCTATCCATGCAAGAGACTCCGTCATAACCCAAATAAAAACAGACAAAAAAGATTCTTCTAACATATCAGAAAAAACGGAAAAAAGCGATTCTACAATTATGCGGGATTCTTCCGTAATAGTTGTTAACGAACAAGGGAATGTGATAAAAGAAGAACGTTTTCACACAAAAGAAATATATCGAAGCAAGGAGTATGAACGTAAAGAATCAGAATATCGCGAACTAAAGACTAAATATGAAGAGTTACAATTAAGATATGAGGCTCTTTTTGCTGAAAAACGAAATACAAAAGAAGTCCCCTACCCAGTTGAAGTTGTAAAAAACAAAGTACCAAGCATTATGTGGTGGCTTATCATTTTACTGGCAGCATTCAGTATACCGTCAGTATTAAAGATTATCCGGTTTATCCGGGGCAAAATATAAAAAGAAGCCCCACTTCAAAAATATAGCGTACCACCACTACATCCTGTCTGTAAGACTTCTTTCGGGGAGTTTTACGGACAGGATTTTTATTGGTTGCACTTTTTTGAGAAAAAATTTATGAAAAAATTACAAAGGCCGAGTACGATGGTGCGTAACAAACAAGTTATCAGCATATATGAAGAATTAAAAAACTCAGAAAAATATTCAGATTTTTTCCATTTGCTTCCACGCTCTTTCATATACGATAAAATAAAGGAACAGACCGGGCTGTGTCACAAAACGATTGCTGACATATTAAATCATAGGGAAAAAACAGAATGATGTTTTGGAATGATTCTAAATTGAGAATTATTTGCAAAAATGTAGATGTGTTGACTATTTATGTGGATTAGAATTTATACATTTGTATCATCAAACAGATATCCAAATGAAAGAGAAAAAATCATATTCGCAAACATTCGTTGTAAAAAATACATCGACAGCCCTTGTTGATTTTTTCAACAAACTACGTGATCATAAAATGTCTAAAATTGAAGAATTGCGTAGCAAAAAAGATATCTATTTCCCTGCTTCTACTTCGAAATGATAATAACTTATCCAATAAGTGACAATTTCGGGAATGAATATCTTATCCGTATAGAAGATTGTCAAAATTTGCCTGATGAGATAATGAAAGAGTTGGGCAATATTAAAATATTGGACATTACTCTTGAGCGAATATCCGGCGAACAATATACAAATTCTGGCATATTGTCAAAAATATCCACGTTCATTGCCGGGGTGCTTCTTGACAATGAGAATGCAATGCTATATTTTTATTGCGATGATGTACATGATGTAAAGCGCAGGGACATGGAAATAACACCTCAAAAATTCAGAAGTGACCTTTTTTCTGCAATGTTCATAAGATATGTAAAAGCAAAATCATTGAAAGATATTGTAGATACTACCATAACGGCATACGCAGACCGGGACATATATATACATATTATTGCAAGGAGAAGGCATAAAAAACAAGTAGATGCTATACGTTCAAGCATTGAAAACCTTTCACATAAATAATATTTTCCTTGATTTAAATCAGAATGAATCTAAATTAAATGTAATCCCAATTATTTTATATGTTTTAACAAATAGGGTGGGGTATTTTTTGATTATATTTGCGGCAATTAACAATCAAAATTTATTTAGTATGAAAAAGATTATATCCATTTGTTGTGCTTGTTTGTTGTTTTCAAGCTGTGCGACCTTATTTACCGGATCCCGACAAGCCATAACTTTTGACGCAAAAATGCCAGAAGTAGGTATTTATAAAGATGGAGTAAAATTAGGGGAAACTAAAAATGATGGGACATTTACAACAAAGATCGGTAAAGAGCTATCATCAGTGAATATGATGGCTAAAAAAGAAGGATATAAAAATGAACCGTTCTTTCTAAACACAAGATTTAACGGTGTTTCTTGTATTAATCTTTTAAATATAATTGCTTGGGCTATAGATTTGGGCACAGGGAATGCTTGCAAATATGATAGAAATTATGTTGAAATAGAAATGGAAAAAGAATAAGCGCAACTACTCAATACACTCCTTCTGATTCTCCGGAAGGAGTTTTTTTTGTTTAGTCCGTGGGCAAAGATTTATTATTGTGCGGACTGATTCATATCAAACTTTCTTTTTTATTGGAAATTTATTCTGTCTAAAGTCCTTAAACTTCTATTACATAGGAATGTAACTTTTTACAAAACAGTTGTTTATGTCGAATTTTGAAATGTCCGGCAATGTTGCCGGGGTAATTCAAAATTCGATAAAAATGAGCGAATCAAAAACTTTTGTTTTCCCGGAAAGCGGGAACGGAGGCGGAAGTGGAATGTTAGCCATGTTGGCTCCTTTGCTTCAGCAAAAAGGGATCGATCCGAACCTACTTGTAGCTATGCAAGGCCGTAATAATAACGGATTCGGTGGAGAAGGCGGATGGTTTATTTGGGTTATTTTCTTATTCTTCCTCATGGGTTGGGGTAACAACGGATGGGGAAATGGTGGCTTTGGCGGTGGCAATGGAGCAGCAGGAATCCCCAATCTGATTAACAACGACACAGGGAGGGAGTTACTAATGAGTGCCATTCAAGGGAACGGTCAGGCTATCAACAATCTGGCAACAAATCTGAACTGTTCAATCGGTCAGGTTCAGCAGGCTATCAATGGTGTAATGTCACAGATTCAACAGGTGGGAAATCAGGTAGGGCAGAGTTCTATGCAGATTATTAACGCTATTCAATCCGGTAACTGTCAGATTGCACAACAGATTGCATCATGCTGCTGTGAGAACCGTCTGGCTATCTGTCAGCAGACAAACACCCTGCAAAATGCAATTAATGGTGTTGCAACCGGGCAGGAAAGAGGATTTGCATCCGTGGCCTATGAGACACAACGTCAGACCTGTGACTTGCAAAATTCCATCAAGGAAAGCACACAGCAGATTATTGCCGGCCAACGTGCTGCCGAAATGCGTGAGATGCAGAACAAAATTGACAAGCTCCGTGAAGAAAACAGCACTTACAAGAGTTCAGCTATGACTTCTCAAATTGTAGGCCAGGCTACCGCACCTCTTGGAGCCGCTTTGACAGATTTAAGCGCACGCCTTGCCAAGATTGAATGCAAGCAGCCGGAAACTGTGACTGTGCCTTACAGTCCTATTGCGGCAGTTCCCAACTGTGTGGCATACCAATACGGCTTGTATGGTGGTTTTAATCCTTATGCTGCCGGTAATGGCTTTTGGGGTTAATTGAGAAAGGAGGCTATTATGGCAGTATATCCTTTTCAATTCGTAAACCGTAGGGGCTCTGCGGCTATATCGACCTCGGGCGTAACGGTCAATACTGCTAATGTGGTGTTTTCCTTCCCCAATCATGCTTTTGTGAACGCATGGTACAGAGGGACGATATACATTAACATTGCCCAGACGATACCTACCGGGACAACCGGCACACTTCCCATTCTGTTCGAGACCAATGGGGCTACCCAGGCGATCACTAAATATAACGGGGGAACGCTGACTGTGGCAGACATTCCCGGTACTGGTGTGTATGAGTTCTGGTTTGACCGTGCAACCAACACGTTGCAGATTATGACCGGAGTGGTTTAAAACAACTAAGGACGGGAGAAATCCCGTCCATTAAAGAGTTAATTAATTATGCCTTTTCAGAATTTAAGAATAAACAGCGAGTTCTTTGTCCTTCATAAGGACGGCACTCCATATATTGAAGTCGGTTCCGTAACCGGGGTTTCCAATCCCGTACCGGAGTTTATGCAACAACCTATTCCTTATGGACAACCTCCGAGAATGGTGGTCGACATAACAATCAAGGTCGGGGAGCAGACTGTCACTTTCCAGAAAATACCGGCAATGTCAGACATTGCTGATGCGAACTTTCCCGGTGGTGGGAATATGGTGATATCCGGTTCACGGGAATCTATGAACGCGGAAGTTGCTGCAATGAGAAACCGTTCATCGGAGATATTAGGCAGCGTAGACCATCACCGTTCAGTTCTGGAGTCTTGCGACAAGATGCTTCAAATTCTTAATCCGGAATTTGCAGAGCGCCAACGTCAGGATGCAGAGAATAAAGCCCTAAGACAAGAGTTGAGTGAACTGAAAGCAATGATGGCTGATTTCTTTAAGTCTTCCGAAAAGGCATCTGGTAGTAACAATTCTAAAAAACAATAAGCTATGTATATGGTAGAAATATCTGAAAACAAAGTCGAGAAGATGTCCGACTATGCAGAAAAGATGCTTCGCTATGGTGGCAAACTGATGCAATGCCTGGAGGAACTTTCTGAAGGGGAAAGCATGGGGCAACGCGAGTACGACGAAGATGATTACGACGATGATGAAATGGGTGAACGCGGCGGGTATGGCCGTGGTGGATACGGAAACCGTGGAGGTTATCCCGGTGGAATGAACCAAAGACGCGGTGTAAGAGGTACCGGAAGATACTCCCGTTATCGTTAATGTTTAATAAGAGGTGCGGATTATTCCGCCCTCTTTCAAAAATAAAAGATATGCACAAACAACCACTTGATTCATACGATGAAATCCCTGCTGAGATGAGATCATATCTCAGACATAACGGATGGAATTTTAACAAAAAAGCTTGTGATCTGGCTGTACATGGTATGAAAAAGATAAATCCTGCAACGGGGAAGAAAGAACGAATTGAACCCATGACCAAGGAACAGGTAGAAGAATTACTTTCTAAAAATGGAGTTAAACTCGAACATAATGTAGGATATAATTTTGTCTACGTATGCAATATGGGGCGGGCGGACTATTTAAAATCAAGCATCCCGGACGAGCAGCATTTAGCTCTTTATGTGAAAGACGTTATTGATGATCCTGACAATGAAGGCGGCAATGTGTTCAGGAAATGGTATGCAGATTGTGTCGCTAAGGGTGAACCGGTAGAATGGGAGGAAATGATATAATATGATCCGGCAGAGGTTTGAACTAGGTAAACATGATTGGGAAGTATTTGTCTATTATGCGGTAGATACTTATTATGTAAACGAGATTATGGACAGGCTATTCAGTATCGGATGCCGTGACGAAAATATCCGTACTGCATATAATAACCTTACTGCCGGGCAACTCGATACCGGACTGACCTATTCAAACTATGCAACCCGTCAGACTGTAATGGTAATAGCTATTACTTCTTCCGCAAAAGAGTTTGAAAAATCATGGCGGCATGAGTGCGGACATCTTGCTACACATATTTGTCAGGCTTTTGATATTACGCCATACGGAGAAGAAATACAATACCTAGGACAGGACATTGTGGAAGCGACATGGGACATAGCAAAGAACTTCCTTTGTGAGTGTCATTGTTGCAAGAAAAAGAAAAAAGAATTATTAAAATGAAGAATAAACAGCTGAAAAAAGCATTGAAAAGCAATACACCAATAAATAGTCTGTATGCTTTAATTCCTGCCGGACAACGGGATGCATTTAAGAAATTTGCAGCAATGTTCGGATTTAATGATGAAAAGATAAAAAAGATCCTGGCAAACGAAAAGAATTAAACACACCATGACCGAAAAGTTTGACATACTTGTAAACTTAGCCGACAACGCAGCAAGCAGCTATATCAGCGAAATAGCCCTGTTTGCTTTAAGATGCCTGTAAGGCCGCGTAAATATTTAGTCGTGAACATATCGGAAGGTGTGAGAGGGGAGTTGTGTCCCCTCTTTTTGTGATTAATTTTTATTAAAAAACTATGGCGGTAATTGTTTTTATTAGATAGTTTTACGACCTTTGTATAGTTGAGATTTATATTAAATGTCTATAAATGAGTAATATCATTAACATACCGAATGTGACCAGAGATGAAAGAATCGGAAGTGCTTTCAATTACTTATTTCGGGTGATACATCAGGTAGAAGCTATTAATAGCAATGATATTATTTGGGATTTTAAAGATTGCTCTTTTTTCCATCCATTTTTCTTATTCCCTCTTGCTTTATACAGAAGTAATTGTGAAAAGAAAATAATATGTATAAATATACCGCCATACCTTAGGGCTTATTTCAACTTAATTTATTTTGATGATTTATTATGCATTGATAAAGATGTGGATATTGAAGAAATCTTAAATGATTACATACAAAAAACCTATATACCAATATGTAAGTTTGATTTATGCGGCAGTAATATCGACGGATTGCAAACCACAATACAAAATATTATTGAAACACAGATTGGGGCGGATAAAAGAATAACAACGCCTTTGTCTTACTTTTTGGGGGAACTAATATGCAATATAAGCCAGCATTCCAAAAGTAAATTTGGGTACATATATTCACAGTATATACACCAGGAGAGATGTATTGATATATGTATAGCAGATTCAGGGATAACAGTGCTGGGTAGTTATATAAATACGTGCAAATATTTAGATATAATCGGGGATGATGACGCTATAGCCCTTAAAATGGCAAATGAAGGTTATTCAACCAAAGATTTGCCTGAAACAGAGAATCGAGGTTATGGAATATCATCCTCTAAGAATATGCTTGTAGATGGATTGGGTGGAGCCTTCTTTATGTTGTCAGGAGGCGGTTTTCATAGACACTCCGACCATAAGAGTTATTTTATTAAATTGCCGGATTCAATAAGCTGGAACGGAACAATTATTCTAATGAGAATACCGATAGATGTTCCAGCGGACTTTAAATACGAAAAATATATACAATAATTAAAAAATGGGAATCATGAAGAAGGAGATAATAAAAATATCAGCATTGATCAGCAGCGATGTGCGTTCCCGTTCTAATGCGGAAATAATAAGGAGCGCGATAGATGGTATATCAGACAAGGTTATCCTTGATTTTTCCGGTGTATCTTTTGTATCAAGATCTTTTACGGATGAATTATGCTCAATAGTAGAGCATTGTAAAAATATAACAATAGATATGGCCAATATGTCTGAAATAGTCAAGACGATGATAGAAGCTGTAAAAAAAGGCAGGGAAAATAGAAGAGTACGTATAAAAGATGATTCTGAAATAAAAGAATTTGATGACATGGAAAGTTTGTCAAAATTTTTGGAAGAATAGCGAGGTATAACCTCGCTATAATCTTATTTTCTTTATTTTCCCACATTTCTTGCATATAAGTATAAATTCTAAATGTGAAGGGATTTCCCTGCTAAATTCATCGTAAACATCGCATTTCTGGTATGTTACCCATTCATGTTTACAGATCCATTTTTCAAGAAGTTGAGTCAGTGATTTTTTCATACTTCCAATTTTTTAATATCCGACAAATATTAGTTATCATATTCGTTTTCAAATGTTTTTATCAATGTACAGGATTCGCAACTGCCAAATTTTTCTCTTCCTCCGCATACTGTTTTGCAAAATGAATCGGTAGCCTTCTCCCTCATTTCTTCCTCGGCGATTTCCACAGCCTTTTTAGCTTTTTCATCGGATAATTGATAGCATAAATATCCACCCGGATAATCCTCATGCTTTTCCTTGTTTATGTATTCTTCTGCTTTCTTACTTTTCATAGGTCTTTAATTTTTTAAAACTCCACGTCCGTGACATGTCCGGCAAGTGTTAGACCAATCTGAATTTTGTCCTATGGTACCAGATGTATAAAAACCAGGAGTAACCTTGCCGGTCCCATGGCAAACAGGACAGACAGAGTAAGATTGAAGAATTATGCCTCTATCTGGTTCAGGAGGATCTTTAAATTGTATATCTTCAGCATCTACATTAAATAATCTTCCGTCAGAAATTTCTACTATAGCCTTACCATTTTCCGGGCAGATGGAATGTACATATACTTCGTCATCATCACACAGGATATGATATAGGTATCCTTTTATTATTTTTGCTTTTCTCATATTCGAAAATGTTTCTATTAAAGGATTATTTTATTTGCTCCCGACATTAATGTCACCACCAAAATGTTCTATAAGTTCTTCTACTGCGGCTTTATGACAGTATAGAGGTTCTATTTGTGTACCAACATGTCTTCCTCCACTGCGATCTGTTGCCATAAACCAACTGCCTTTACACCGAGAAATTCTTCAGATACTATTTCCATATCTGCAAGTTTCTCTTTCTGCTCTTCCGTCAAAGAAGACAATGGGAATAAATACGGCTTAATATCATTTATACGTACATCGAAAAAATCAGGAGGAGTAATCCTGTTTTTTATAAATACAGTACAAGTTCTTTTTGCTACCTGATGCAGTATACCAACCTCGTTTGTACTAAGTTGAACCTTAACTCCATATGGAAGTCTTGTACTTAAATCTTTTAATAAGATATCTTTTTCTTCCTGTGTCATAGCTTTTTATTTAAATATTTAAACTATAGTCATACCAAAACAGCCTCCATCGATCAATCTAGTAACAACTAGATGCGGATATAAAATTCACTGCTTCGTAGTGGCAAGATCCACGATAAGGGCATCTACATAGATTTATACTAGTCATTTTTCTCATCTTTAAGTATTAGTATTTATAGCATTTTATCGGACAAAATTTTCCATTAATTTCATTCCCGACATTCATAACTCTTCTCATGTTATCTGTCTGAACAGATAAGAAATGAGAAATCACATCATCAAACATATATATCTTTTCACCGTCTGAGATCTGATTTATGCCTTTCCTGAAATAAACAATACGATGAGATTTGTTTGAGACAGCATATACAAATACAGGTTTACCTATCCCATCCGGATTTTGAAGTTCTTTATGCTGCTTAAAACATATATGTTCTACTATTTTCTTGAAATTATCTTCACTTTCATCATGTGATTCCATTTTAATCGTCCTGAATTTGACATACACTTTACTCCCTCTTTCTGTAAGGTCCACTTTGTCCATAATATCATGAACAAAAGGGATCTCGTGGATTAGAATTATATAAATTTTCATGTCTATGAAATAAAGATTGGTCTTTCATAAATTTGGCTCTATAAATTCAACATTGTATTTTTCACAGTAGTATTCAAAAGGTTTTTGACTGAAAGGGTATATGGTCATTGGGCCTATAAAATATCCGTCACAGTGTGTCATTTCTTTATATTTCTTTTCTGCTGTTTTGCGTATTTTATGCTCAGTTCCATACCCTGATTTATGCAAGAAAAATACAGTTATTTTTTCTCCTTTATCAAGCAGCTCCTTGAGCCGTTTGTAGTCTTTGCTGGTTTTGTAGGGTATCATGTTAATCTACTAATTCAAATTCATAAACAAATACATAGGGGTTGGATTCCCATGTAGCTTTGCCGTAGACTTTATCGATGAGAAAATGATATGCGTCCTTTGCGCTGTCTGTGGCGTATGCCCAAGTATGTTTCTCCCAAGGAACACGGTATCTCGGCGTTCCATCCGCATCGAACTTTTGCACAACACCTTCTTTCAAGCAATCTTCATCGGAAATGTCTTGCAATCGCTCTACGCGGACGTCGGTAATGCGGATGTGGTGGGGCATGAGGTCGGAGCGAACGAACATTTTGTTGTTCCAACCGGCTTCGCAAAACGGGAAAGGATCTATCCCTATTTCAGAATATCTCTGCGCAATGGCAACGACTTCGCCAATCTTGTATTTTGGAAGTATCTCGCCTTCATCAAATGCAATCTCGTTATCATCATACATACAAGGCCAGTCGATTATCGCATTATCAGACATGCGCTTATAAACATAAAAACCTGCCACCCATTTGCCCTTGAACTCCCTGGGGCAAGTTATAATTCTTCTTGTCATGGTCTTCCTACCTTCCAATACGGCTTGCGTAAGCCGATATCTATCTGAGAAATTTATCTTTTTCATACATATTAATTTTAGAGAGGGACATTACACCCCTCTAGGTTGAGTTATTGAATTGCTATTATATTCTATTTGTTTTGGATTTGTGGTCTTAGATTATATTTACTATCAATATCAGATAACATTTCCTTTAAATAATATGCTTGTTCTGCTGTTATTGTTAAATTCTTTTTCCCTGATTCAATCAGGATACTTTCCCCATTGTATGTAATTGAAATTTTACCCATATTTATATTGTTTGATTTATTTTCTGTCTGCTTTTTAAAACACAATCTTTTACCGCGTTTGAAGCAATAAAACTTGCTTTTGCACATTCATTGTTGCCTTGTAGATTATTGTTCTTAATATTTTCCGAAGCCAATTCTTCAGCAAATTTCACTGACATAAGTTCAAGCCGGGAAAGATTATCACGGATATTAGCTTTCTCCGGTAAGTTTTTCTTTTGTCTGATTACATCAGTTTTACCGCCAAATAAAGGGGAGTAAATCGCATTCGTACATTGCCGGAAACCATCATGTTTTACACCATGTTTTGCAAGAGTAGAAGTAAATGTATTACGTACTACTTTCCCTTCAAAACGTTCTTGAATCCATTTTTCATCCTTACCTCTCTTTTTGTAGGCTTTAATGTACCGATCTGCTATAAGGTCGGGATTTTTTTCTTCTTCGATACGCTGGAAGAAAACCTCGTTTATTAGAATATGGAGTTTGGGATCCAACCATTTTGCATAAGCAAGTGCTAAATTTTTATGCGCCCATGTTCCTCCATTTGATTTCCCTCGCTTAGATTTCAAAACCCCCATTTTTGGGGTATTTAAAAAATTGCACACTGTATCAATAAGTTCAATTGTTGATTCACGGCGTTGCCATGTAGATGGGTCTTTTTTATTTGGGCTATTAGCCGCTTTCCATAAATCTGTCAGACTAAGCATGTCGCCGTCCGATCTGACATTACCCAAAATACTATTTTGAGTTTTGTCAAATAAAACTAATTCTTTCATGGTAAGTTATTTTGTAGTAAATGAATCAAGATAAAGCTGCGCGAGGCAAGCCCCGTGATAGTCGAGATTTGCCCGGTGTGTTTTATGGAACTCGGCGAACCTTTGGAAAGCACCATCGCTTAGGATAAAGTAATAGGCTCGATTCTTACACCGTTTTTCTTCCTCTTTCTTCTGCTTTTCCAGAATGTTCTGCCTTTTCTGTTCAGCCAGTTCCGTTTTTAATTCTTGATTTTCGGATTTAAGCGTCTTGATTTCACGCTCTAATTGCAGTAGTTTACCCTCGTTTCGTCGGGGTGGACGTTGAATAGATGCTACACTGATAGCAGCTTTCAAATTTTCACGATTCTTGGTCATTCGCGTATGAAATTTGAAATTAATAAAATAAAGAAAGCTACTCGCCTCCCTAATTCGACCAAGAATCAATTGTGTACAGTAAAGCACAGCAATCCGCAGGGATTTGAGTAGCTTATTTTTTTAGATAAGATACATCACATAACAGCATAAAAAAATGCTGCACTTTCAATTACACTAAAAGATTCTTGGTCTGAATCGAAAGCAAACATACGGCATTTTTCCGACAAATCAAAATCATTCTGCATAGGGGTTCTTTTTTTCATTCTTATACCATTTTACAAATTCTTCTACTGCTTCTTTCGATTCGATAATTTCATTAAATGCCCATTTCGGAAGAATGGATTCAAACGCACAGTAATAACATCCCCAGATTTCCCTGCTTCGGTTAGCTCCCTTTGCAACTTCTGGATTATCTGTAAAAAGATGCCAATGTATGGCAATAAAGCTCTCATGGAACCATATCTCTGAGCGTTGTGTCCTTCCTTTGTTATCTTTTGTTGTTATTGTCATGATTTATTCTATATTCTTTTTCTTTCCTACAATATATGCAGTTGATATCAAATATTCTCATGTCTCGGAGATCTATAACTCTCCCGCAACTACTGCATACATCTACACAATTAGGTAGTTCACAATTATGATCGTATATGCAATCGCCATAATCGTCGACACAGTATCTTCTGCAAGCAAAACAAATATTCTCTCTCCTTTTTTTTCTTACTTTTATTGCAAAAAGCCATACTTTTATTGCTATAATAATCTCATTAAATTGCATAAGGATTCTTCTCTAATGATTCAACACTAACATAGTCATCCGGATTGAGGTTGAAGGCAATGTGGCGGGAATAGAGGTATTGAAATACTCCCCATTGATTTTGGATTTCTAAAGCATGACAACTACCTGAATTGAAACTATCATGTCCGTTAAAATAAAAATACACATTCTTAGATTGCGCATAAATTGTATCAATCCACCATTCTTTAATTTTAGGGAAGGCTATTTTAGCCATCTCAATAAGCGGAATTTCTTTCCCGTACTCTGTTTCTATTTCCCGGCTAAGGCAGTCCGGATGGAATAGAATAGGCCTATTCTCCTTCATATTAATATTAAATGACATTGAAATGTCAATAAACCTTTTTACCATGAAGTAACCATCCTCAATTTTAACTCCTACGATAGTAGCAACATCATTTAGTGCCATTTTATCATATTCGTCATAAATAGCTACTTTCAATCTATGCCCGCAATAAGGCATGATTTTGTTAAGCAGTTCTTTATTCATGCTAGCCATTTTTTTATAATTTTTTTAAAATCATTTTCAAAAAGAGATGCACTTTTCATGAACTTAAAATCTTGTAAGGTCATATCATGCAAATAATAATAAAACGCTTCGTACTCATTTAAGAAGTTTTTACCCCAAAATGAATCTGGTTTTAACATCTGATATTTTCTGATAGCTTTCATAAGCGCAAAGGCATATTTGGGGAATGTCTTAAACTCTAACTGCATTTGTTGCTTTTGAGCAAGTGGACAACCTACACATCCATGCCGGGTGAAATTATAGGGTGGGTCGTAGTATTTCATATATGGCAAATCATTCCCACGAATGTAATCCCATATTTGTACTTCCGTCCAATGAAGTAACGGGAGCACATGACAAGCGCCTTTCATCTTTTTCCTTGTATCGCATTGCTCTGGTTCATACCCTGATCTTCCAGAAGATTCTTCCCATCTCATTCCTTCCAGATTCCTTTTCCCAACACCGTAATTCTCTTTCAATATCTCGCAACACCATCTACGCTGTCGTGATGGTAATCCTTTTCTTGCTACAAGTTGGAAAAAACTTTCTTTAGGACTTACTATTTTCACTTCCGGATAATTGTTCCGAATAAAAGGGATTGTTCCTGGCGGATCTATCGTTGTATTGGAATAAACAGCCTCAAATTTTACTCCGGATTTTTTAGTTAAATCAAGAAGGACTATACTGTCTTTTCCCCCTGAAAATCCAAGATTGTAAATCGAATCTTTTTCCAATTTTTGAATTAAATCTATGCTACGTTTTATATGTCTTTCCATATATTTCGTATATTTGCCATGCGCAAAGAGTTGCGCATATTGTTTTGTAATTGTTGTAGTTGAGTTTAGTACTTACCGAAAAGACCAAAATAAAAAATACAGATACTAAGCTCGTTGGACTACGTATATACGTGTCTGCGAGTTTATTTCTGTAAGGGTATTGGTCTACCTCGGTAAGAATAGATAAAGCAGACACGTTTTTTTGTGGTGTCTGTTGTGGTGGAGTTGGCGCGGACGTCATCATTTTGGTGGCGTCCATTTTTATATGATAAATTAACAATCAGGAATGATACTCATTACCCAAAACAACAGAATATCAAGACATTACTAATGTGATGGGTATGTGATAGCCGTTATTTGAATAGTGACGGATTGTCGTGGATATTGCCTATAATCTCTACCTTAGGTTCTCGTCCAACATATAGTATTCTTCGTTGTGATGTAAACCCTAAAAATCTGGCATCTTTATCCCACTCTACGACTGCTATTACGTAGATACTTTCGAATATATCACCTTCATAAATTCTGTTCCCTTTTCTGTCAGTTAACCCTGTAAACTGTCCGACTGTTTCCGGCTCTACTTCTATCTGTAAAGGGGGATTAAAAATAAACGATTTTACCCGGCCATTATCCAAATCCTCCATATAAAATCCTTCAACCCATTCACCGAATTTTTTATCAATAGGCTTCCCTCTGAATAATATTTCTCTATTCATGATTTTGTTTTTAAATACCGTTTCCTGACTCCTTTGTACTGTGTTCTTTCAATAATCACAGTACGTGATTTTTCATATTGTTTTTCTAGTTCTTTCATTTGTTTCAAAGCTTCTGTCGCTTTCTCCCTTTCATGTTTTTGGTTTTCGGAAGAATACCAGTTCTGATCTATCGATCCATATTTGTCCATAGCACACACCAATAATTTTTTAATTTATGTTTTTACATACTCCGTTGAACACCGTATCATCAATATCCATATCCAGCTGAGAGGGGAATGTCTTGATGTAATTGAAGAATTTGAAAAGCTTTACATCATCGGTGCCACACCTGTCGATTATAAGCTTTAAGGTCTGATACAGCATATCCGAATCCTTGCCGAAAAACTCCTGCGTTTCTTCGCTGCAATTCCGGACATATCTTTTCAGGTTCCGGCAATGGGGAAAAAGGAGGTTGAACTCGCGTTTAGCTTCGTGTTTAAATTCGCAATTCTCACTTTTTAGCTTTTCATTAGCCTCGATAAAGCAACTTTCAATAATATCTACTAATACGAAAGATAAGTTGCTTAGTATGTTTGCCTGATTTTTACTTGTTTTCATGCTTATGTTTTTTATCGTATTTTTTACCATCCTCGGGGTAAATATAGCGGCATTTCATCTCTTTAGTGATTTACCATTAAAATGGATTGGCGTTATTGTAATCATATATCTGTGTCAGACTTTCGTTATACCTAAACTTTACATCTCCGACAGCACCGTTACGCTGCTTTGCCATTATCAACGCTCCTTCTCCGACTATTGGGTTTCCATGCTGGTCTTCCAGCTTGTAATACTCCGGTCTATAAACAAATATTACTTTGTCAGCATCTTGTTCAATGGCTCCAGATTCCCGAAGATCGGAAAGTTGTGGTTTCTTATCCATTCGCTCCTCACAAGCACGATTAAGCTGAGAAAGGAGGATAAACGGCACATTAAGCTCTTTTGCAATTATCTTTGCCTGCCGGCTCGCCTGTGCCACTTCTTGCTCTCTGTTCTTACCTTTTTCGCTCATATCGGCAAGCTGGAGATAATCGACAAGTATCAATCCGCATTTCCCTTGCCTAGCCATTTTTTTAGAGTGTGTGCGAATGTACCGCATTGATACGATAGGATTGTCGTCTACGTAAATCGGTAGTTCTGAAAGTCTCTTTTTCGCTCCTGCGATTTCGTTAAACTCTGCGTTTGATATGTATCCGTTCCGGTACTTGTCTGCTTCGATACTCGTTTCTGATAATATCAACCTGTCGGCAAGACTAATGCTGTCCATTTCGAGGGAGTATATACAGACTGGAATACCCTGTCTTGCAGCACTTTTTGCGAAATACAACAACATTGCCGTCTTGCCCATCGCCGGACGGGCGGCAAGGATTATTAATTCTCCACCCTTGAATCCGGAGGTCATCGTGTCGAGTTCTTTTAATCCGGATGTTACACCGGTCATTTTGCCCTGCCTTCGATTGTTTGTCCGGATAATTGATTCATCGGCTGCTTTCTCTATTGCCGTTGAAATGTGCTCCATTCTGTTGTTGCAGGAAAGTACATCATTGATGCGTTGTAGTTGCCTGTCAGCAAATGAAATCGTATCTGATACGTCGTTTGTTCCGTCAGACATACGGATAATTTCCATACTCATGTCTATCAACAGGCGTTCGACCTGTAATTGTAAGAGTATTTTGCAGTAGTATTCTATCCGCGCAATTCCTAATCCTGACTGGTTGGTAAGTTCTGCCAGATAGCTGTAATTTCCTGCTTCTTCGATTTTACCGGATTGTTTCAGTTGTTCGGCAACGGAAATCAGGTCTACAGGCGTGTTATCGTCATTCAGTTTTAGAATGGCTTCAAAAATTATCCTGTTTTCGACATCAAAGAAAGAGTCTGCGCTTAATTTCGATACGACATCGGTAATTATATCAGGGGACACTAACATCGCCCCTAAAACAGCCTTTTCTGTAATTGTCGATTTTGATCTACCAGTTTTCAAGTCTTCTGTCATTGTTTTCCTCCTTTCTGTCTTTTAGTTGGATTTTAAGCCATCGAAAAAAATGAGATTTGAAGTCTTTCACGCTTTTCATGTTTTCTCCGGTGCATTCAAGCTCGTCAAAGAAATTGTTTATCCACTCTGTTATGCCGTCCGGTGTGATGTGTTTTTTCATGGCAACAGTTTCCATCCATGCTGTTTCGTCAGAAAATATTCTTTTTTTCAGTTCATGGATGTGCATGATTTCGTCCCCAGAAAAATCTAAAGGGGGATTTATAGGGGAATTATTTATTTTCTTTCCTTTCCTTTGTGTACTTTTGTATACATTAATGTCGTTGTTGAATACATTAATAGGATTATTGTCTACATTAATGAGTAGATAAGGATATTCTTCCTTTGGTTTTCTTCTTTTTATTGCCGAGAAATATCGCTTCTGAATACCTTCACTTGTCAGAATCTTTTCCAAGTTAAAGCAGGAGCTGTCAAAGAACCCCCACCTAACTAAGCGATTCACGATTTGTTCCAGCAGTTCAGAACTTATTCCAGGAAGGGATTTTAAAAGTTTCATTTTTAACGGCTCATTCCACATAATGAAGTATCCATTTCTGTATACCGCACATAGCAGCTTTATTGCCGTAATTTCTCCTTTTATCCCGAACTCTCCCGAAATTGCACCTATTTTCTCGTCATCAAAAAAATCGACATCAAAAGAAAAAAAATCCAATCCTTCTTTTAATTGCCTTGCCATGTCATATTGCAGCTTTTAACCGTTCTGATATAATTAATAGTGTGTCAATCATTATTTTTGTTTTGGCTATATCCCGATGATATTTTGCATGGCACTTTTCACAAAGGGTGATTAAATCACTTGTATCGTATTCCCATGGAGCAGCGCCTTGGATATACTTTTTGTGATGGACGTTTAAAGGCTTGTCTGAACGAAAACACATCTGGCATGTGAATTTGTCCGCTTGCATTGCTTCTAACCGTTTACGCTGCCAGCGCGGGTCTTTGAGTAATTCGTCGTATTCCATGTTTCAAATTTTAATATTAGAACACCCTAGTATCTCTTTAAATTGTGCTAATACCTCTGCTTGACGACTAGTTCCTCCACAGTTCAAATAACCATCTGTTACAATTTTGAATGCCTTAATAGCTTTCTTCCGTTCTTCGGACCTAGCCATGTTTATAGCAGTAATTGCAATTGGAATAAACACTACATGTTGATTTTTATCCAAAATAATATTGGATAAAGTATTTCTGGTTATTAAATCTTCTGCTTTCATGTTTAAAAATTCATAGTTTATCTATTTCGTTTCGTTGGCACTCGATAAAGTACCGGTACTTGTTAACCGTCTCCATGAGTTTAATGTTTGACTTTTCCAATTCCTGATTTCGGGCTTTGAGTTTTTCGCATTCGTCAAATTTTGCATCATAGGACCTGGAAAGCATGTCGAACTGATGGATACTTACAACTTCATCGGATTCTTGCTTTTTGTCTTGGTTTTGGAGTTGTTTTTCTACTTCTTTAGCAATACCGGAGTAGTCTCCTGATAAGGATGTGATAATTAGTGCTATCATGATTTTTTATTTAATTTTTTATACAAAATCCGCCTCTTTTACAAATATCCCGTTGATAAGTTTACCCTTCCGGTCTTTGATTTCGTTGTATGCATATTCAACGCATTCACTGAAATCAATACCCAGTTGTTTTGATATACAGATGAGAGTGACAACCGTATCCCCGATGCTGTCTGTCTGTTTTTCCCTATCGCCTTTGTTTATTGCCCGGGCCAGTTCTCCGAGTTCTTCAACTGTTTTACACATCTGTACTTTTGGATCCTGGGTATGCAGGTTTCTGTCGACAACCCATTGCTCAATTTTTTTAATAGTATTTTCAATCATGTTTTTTTATAATTTACACATTCAATTTTTCTGTCCACGCAGTTTTCATGCGGCACCACCGAAAACGGGCAATCAACCAATCCGAATTTCCACGGTTGGTAGTAGATACATTTCAGGCAGTCGGAATAATTTGTTGAAAGCCGGGAAATGATCGGTTTTGGTTGTTTGGGTTTCGGGATGCGGGGCATAGGTTAATCTTCATCGTAAGGTATTCCAACTATTTCAGCTAATTCACATACTAAGTCGATGGCATTGATCGTACAATCGTCATCCTGCGATGCATGTTCTGCCGAATGACAATTATTCTCAACCATCCATTTATAAACTAAATCGCATACCTTTTCTTTTTGTTCTTCTGTGTAGTTATTTTTCATGCTGATTCTTTATTAGATAGAAATTTGTTTTAGTTCCCCGCACCACGGCTAAGTAGAACAGGAGCAGGTTATTGGTGCTTTTGCCGATTTTGTATTTCCTTAAGCCTTTGTTGGAATTTACTTTCCCTTATCGGTGCAGATTGCTTATTTTTCTTATAAGCTTCGCGAAACGCAGAGTAACCACTCATTCCTTTTTTCAAGTTTTCTTGGTATCTCTTATACTTTTTTCGGGTACAGAATAAAAATATTATCCGCACTAAAAAACATAACCATATAACCAATAAGACTAAAGATGGAGGGATCCATACTGGAGAAAGTACCCACCACCATGACCAAGCAATTACACTAGTTAGTTTAAGGACAATAAATGCTATTGTTAGTAATCCTATAAATCCGATGCCTCTAGAGGCTTGATTCTGATTGCTCATTTCTTTCCCTCTTCCCTTTCCTTTTTGCGGTTATATTTTTCTGTATAAACAACAAGCTCCCGTAACTTTTCTACGGGAGCCTCTAAGCGATTAAGCTGACAGAGTAATTCGATGCGCTCGCTGTCTTCTGGTGTGAATAAATTATTGCTCATTCCGATTTAATCTTAGTTTTTTTAATAGATGTCTGCTATTACAATGTTTTGACCATCCAATCCACGGACTAAGTATTTGTACACATTCATTTTGTTTGATTCCTTTTTTGAAAAGGATGGATGCTTTTTTGCAAAATTTTTTCTTAATCCGCTTGCGCATTTTTGTATGAGTGTGATAGAATACATATCCGACAAAGTCTATGCCTCTTGAACAAACTGGAAATACTTGCCAATTCCCTTTTACTTCTAAATTTAGATTGTCCCACAAATAGTTTCTTATTTCAAAATAGAGGTCATGAAGATGTGTTTTGTCAACATCGAGTATGACAATGTCATCTGCATATCTGAAATAATATCTTACTTTCAAAATCTCTTTTATCCAGTGGTCGAAATAAGCGAGGTAGAGATTGGCAAAATATTGTGACAGGTAGTTTCCGATAGGTACGCCAGGTGCCGAATCTATAATATTATCAAGCAATGAAAGGAGGCGTATATCTTTGATTTTCCGTCTGATTATTTCTTTTAGTATCTTATGGTCTATTGATGGATAGAATTTTCTGATGTCGAGTTTCAGACAATAAATGGAATTATCAACGTCTGAAAGTGATTTCCGGATATTTTTTACTACTCCATGAATGCCTCTTCCTTTAATGCAACTATATGTGTCTTTTGTGAGGACCGATACGAATATGGGTTCCAGTATGTTCATTATGGCATGATGTACAATCCGGTCTGGATAGTATGGAAGCTGGTATATTTCCCTTTCTTTCGGGTCGAATATTTTGAACGTTTTGTACTCCGATGTTTTGAAGTTCCCATTTTGCAGAAGTTCATGAAGTTTTCTGAGATTTTCATCCCGATTCCTTCGGTGCCTTATTACTCCGTGCATCATTGATTTTCCTTTGCTTGCTTTTGTGTCGGCGAGGTAAAGATTTTCAATGTCGCAAATTTTCTCGTACAGGTTTCCTATTCTTTTCATTTGCTGGTTTCTTAGGGAGCGTTCGGAATTTCTTACTAACACCCTTAAACATTTCCGTGATTTTTTGCCGAGTGGCAAGGTCTTTACCCGTTTTTATTTTCCTGCATAGCTGAGAGCTGGTGTTCGTGTTCGTATTCGTGTAGTTCGTATCGTTGTAACGAAAACCGGAGGAACGCCCTCGCAGGTAAACAACCCAGAAATTTTACTTGAAGTAATATCTTGTGCCTTCTGCACACATAGTGACTTTGCGAGGAAATTTCTTTAGTTCCCTTATCTTGTCGAGGATATATTTTATTTCACTGGAGTTCGTAAAGAATTTTCGCGCATTATCATCGGAATCTTCTATGTCGAATTTGATTTTCACAAGGTATCTTTCCTTTCCATACCTTGTTTTGAGATTGCCGATAAAGTCGATAACCCAGAATGACTTGTTTAAAAGTTTTTGCTGGGTTATCTCTTCACAATGGAAATATTTCCTGTCTTCATCGGGCTGAATATTCAGAAATCCCAGGCTTCCATCATCATTATTTTCCATTATCCAAAATAATCGTTATATAAATCTTCAAATTTTTTTCCGATGTATTCTGCATCATCAGATGTACCGCAGCAAAGCCGAGAGCCGGTGTAAGTGCTCGTACGCGCGTAGTCCGTATCGTAGTAACGAAAACCGGAGGAACGCCAAACAAAATACGGATAATATTTATACTGGCTTGAATTGGAGTAATCTGCTTTCCAATCGTTGTTCATTTTATTTGCAGCTTTGAAGATTGTTTTCAATTTCATGAATGCGATTTCCGACTTTCCGAGTCCACAGTCCATTAAATGCTGTTCGTCAATCGGCTTTTCTCCTATGATTTCACAAGCATCATAGTATGTCTTTACTGCGTCTTGAAAGTTTTTCAGAAATGTTGTCTTCCCGAAGTTCGATTCAAGTACTTCTTTGAAGTTTTCGGATGCTTCAAAGTAGAGTTTCTTTGCTTGTTCTTCCGTTATCTCTAATGTCTTCTTCATGTTTTTTCTTTTAAAGAATGAGTAAATATTCACGATATAGTTTTTTGAATTGTTCTGCGGCGTATTCGGCTAATTCTCTATTCTTAAAGCAAAGCCGAGAGCCGGTGCACGTGTCCGTATCCGTGTAGTACGTATCGTAGGAACGAAAACCGGAGGAACGCTGGTCTTCTCCTTTTTCAACGTAAAACCAGTTGTAATACTTACATTCATCCCAATTTGACCAATCTGGTTCCCAACCTTCATTCAATGCTCTGATAATAATTGTAAGCTTGTAGAATGCGATAATTGATTTCCTATCTTTCTCCGGAAGCATATCTACAACCGGCAGGTCGTTAGGGTTAAGTCTGAGATGCTTGCAAGCATCCTCGAAGGATTTAATTTTGTCTGTGATTTTTTCCATGATATTATAGTTTTAGTGTTATTGTTGTGGTTTTAAATTGTCCGGTATGCGTTCTTTGTCGTCCGGTATGTAGGGGATCACTTCTACAAACTTCGTATCTTCGATTTTTACTATCTCATAGGGTATTACAAATGTTGACAGTGATTTTTCGAGGTTATCCAATGCCCGGTTGATGTTTGATGCGGCAACTAGATAATGAATTGAGGATTCTTTCTCTTTGCCGAAGTTATCGCTATCGGTTATTTTAACTGTTGCTTTGTAGAGTCGGTCATCGTTTTCGTCATTTGATTCAATGTATTCTGTTATTTTTGACCGTTTCAGGGATTGAATGAGGTAATCCCCCTGAACTATTTCGGATAACTGCCTGCAACTCCTTTCTTCTGTTTCCGAAAAGCTCATTGCATCTATGAGGTATAATTCAGTCACTTTCTTTGCTTTGCCATCCTCATTTACTTTTTCGTATTTTACTGTGGATTCAAAATAGGTTGCTGTCATAATTTTAATGTTTCAATTTTTCAAGTTTCTTAACCAGTATCCCCGCCTTCCTTTGTCTTTCCCTCCCTTTTACATCCGAAAAAGAAACCGGGCTATCTTGTATCTCTTTGAGATGCCTGATTAGTCCGGCTTTATCCTTAAATAGAAAGGAAAGGATTTGAGCAGAAAGGGTAGATGGGATTTTCATGGAAAACTAAATTGTGATTGATGATCATGTTTGTGGTGGCATTCCCGGCACCTGATTGTAATGTTATTTACATCCCAGGCTAATTCCGATTGGCCTCTTTTTTGACATTCACTTACTGGAATATCGTGTGAACAATCAAGTGGAATACCTGCAGCCTCATTTCTATGACATTCCTCACAGAAAAGATAGCCATATTTTTCAATCATCTGGGCTATCTTCTTTTCTTTGGCTGCTCTAATCCGGCGGTCTATGACCGATTTAAGAACATATTCGCCGGAGCTGGTCATGTATGAGTTCATCAAAAATTAATAAGGTTCTTTTCAAATTCTTCAACTGAAATGTTTTTGAGGAAGTATTTAAATAATACGTCCTTTACACGTTCGTATAGGTTTTGAAATTCGTCTTCGTCCATTTTATCGAAAGCAATAGACTTCGGAACTTCAATCCACTCTTTCCGGGCAATCGAGTATATCGGCTCACACCATCCGGCTGCCATTTCTACCGTTTTTCTGAATAGTTCGATGCTGTGCTTGAAATGCTCTACCGCTATCTCATTCTGATATTCCCAGGCAAGGTTAATGAGTCCGAAATATTTTCGGTGAAAGGAAAGGTTTCGAGGCCGCTTGATAGTGGCCTCGTAAACCTCTCCGATTTTCAACTTTTTCTTTTCCTCTAAATCTTCATCGTATAACGGTTTCAGACCGACGGAAGTGTTAAGGAGTTTGATTTTCATAGCTTAAAGCAAATGATATCAGAATTAACATTATTTTCATCGAACACATGTTTTATGAAATCATAATGTTTTTCAAGACTGTCCAAAATTATGTCTCCCCATTTAAAACATCTTGTTTTGGCGTCAAATGTCAAAAATTTATGGACTAACTTATGGCATTTTCTCGTCAAAATGAAGCCTTGTTTTGGTAAGTCATAATTCCAGTGATGAGCTTCTTTCATATTCATATCATATCCTGCCGATATTAGATATCTGTGTAGGTTTTTTGTTTTTGCGTTGGATTTTAATTTATCTGGAGGATATTTTTCTTTATAATTCAATCGTTTGTATTTCTCTCGACCTCTTCTTCTTTCCGCTTCGATAAACCACACATTTTTGCTTTTCTTTTTATAGTTAAAAGCAGCATCTTTTTTACAGCACATCTTGCATTTATTCAGATGACCATCTTTCATTTCATGATGAACGTAAAATTCAGATATAGATTTTTCAATGCCGCATCTAATGCAAATTTTTGTTTTCATGATTAAAAAGGAAGTTGATCGTCGTAATAGTTATCCGTTGTTTGCTGTTCTTGCGGTTGCCGTCCGGTGTCTTGCTGTCCATTCTGCTTTTCTCCTGAAGAACAGAACACGAGTTTGTCAGCCCATATAGTCGTGTCCGGGATGGCTTCACCTGTGTTTTTACTGACATAAGCAGAAAAGTAGGGATTGCCACGTACCCAAACCTTTTTCCCTTTTGTAAGGTATGCGGTCAACTTACCTTCGCTGTCGTATTTCATTACCCGGAGCCATGTTGTCTTGTCTTTCCCGTCTGATGTTTTTTCTGTTACACCGATTGAAAATGAGGCGTATGACTTGCCGCCTATTGTTTTCTGCTCGGCATCCTTGCCGATGTTACCTATAGCTTGTAGTTCTATCATTTTATTTGATTTAATAGGGTTGAAATGTATTCTCTGCACTCAATTACTTTATTTTTGGCAAGTACAATGTCTTCATTACTACGCTCAATGTCAAATACTTTTATTTTTAAGTTGTTTGAAACATCTGTATACGTCATATCTGCTAAGAACTTGTTGTATATGTCAATATCAAGTTCTTCAAAACCGTTGTCATAACAGTATCTTCGAGCTTCTCTTTCAATAAGATGTTGAGGAGTATCCGACAATACATATACAAGTTTCGCATGATGCCTATCTGTTAAGCTCATATATCCTTGTAATTGCCAATAATAGTCCAATGTGGGAATTTCTTCTTCAAGTATGGGGAATGATTCCCAAGACCAACTATTTTTAGCATCTATGACCAAATCAATATTAGGCGGTATTATGTCCGGCTCTCCGGTAAAGTAGTCATTTTCGAACTGTTTGTCATTCTTTATCAAAAATCCTAACCCGAGTTGATCGCCGATAAAGTCGATTGATTCATCTTCAACAATATGCCCTTTGTCCGTATATTTGCTACGAAACTCATAACGTCGGCAGTATAGTTGTTCTTTTAGCCATGTCTTGCAATAAGACATGGCAGTTTTGGTTAGCGGATTTCCCTTTCCAGTGCCGATTATTTTCCCTATTTGCGAACATCTGATTTTAAATTCCTTCATTGGTCAAAGCTTGCTCTACATCTTTAGTAATTGTCCATTTGGTCCGTAACTGACTGATTGTATATCCGTTTTGCAGCGCAGATTTACATTTATCGAAATTCACTTTATCCTCTATTTTCAAAACCGGATTTTGTGGAACCAGCTGACGGATACGAAGACATTCAACTTCTTCTCCGGCAAGTTTTGTCGCGGACGCATATACAGTTATTTTTTTCCCTGCCCATTCTTCAATGTAAGGGGTATTGTATATTTTCTGAATCATTTTTGAATTGGTACGGTTTAGGATCATCGGCTTTACTTTTTCTTTGAAGTAAGCTACTGTACATTCTTCTTTTTTGCCTCCAGTACTTGTTACTACTTCCCGGACGATCCGGTCAATAGTTAATGTCATGTCCTTCCCGTTATCCAAAGAATATACCCCTAGATAATCAGGATTTACCAGTCTTTTCCAATGGGTAAGATGCTGCTCTTGTGTTTTTTGATTATTTTCCATACTTTTGTTTTGTTGTTTGAAATGTGACGGGTAAGAGGAATCGAACCTCTTTCTAAGTACTCCAGTACAACCCGTTGCTGGCTTAATGCGCCTTTGACACGCGACTTTCGCCACTACCGGAGTATTGCCCGGTAGTTCACCAGCCCGCAGCGACAAACTGCGTGTTTTTTATTGTCTGTCAACATGTCAAAGAGCTTAGAGTTTTTTGTAAGGCCGCCACGTCGTCAAACTAAACGGCCTTACTTTTGAGCCTACTATCCGGTTCGAACGGATGACCTTCGGAGTACAAAACCGATGCTCTACCAACTGAGCTAAGTAGGCGGGTTGCCCGTCTTTCCGGGCTGCCAGATTGCCTCGACCGTTTAGTGAACTTATTCCCGTCCGTGCCGTCGTATCTCTATCCTTTCCGGCTGTCACAGGTTGCATAACGTATCCTGTCCGTGTCACATAAGCTGTACAATCATTCATACCAAAGTACTAGGGTTGTGGAGATGGGGCGATTCGAACACCCAATAAAGGTCTCACCCTTTTGCGCTATTTCTAAGGTTAATTACTCCTTATATTTCACGTACCGTACTTTCTACCATGTGCACCTTTCGAAAGTCAAAAGCACTCCACTGCGCATCTCTATTTTTGCCCGTCTTTCCGGACTGTCACTTCTTATCTTGCAGTTGCCCGTGTTCCCATATTTGAATGAAACCTACCCCGCTTATGTTATAGTGCTTTGCGGTAACACTTATTTTATGCTTTCTGTTCGATGGAAGATGTGTTTGTAGATTATATTTCCTCTTGCATCTTTCCCTATAGGGATGTGCTGTATGAAGGCGAATTTTCTCCCCTTACCGACTTTGCCTCTTTTGCTTTTGCTGTAAAAATTTCCTTGCATATTTTCAATTTTTAGTTGTTAAATTCTGAGGTCGGTGCGGGATTCGAACCCGCGTACCCAGTTTTGCGGACTGGCTCCTGACCACTCGGACAACCGACCCTTTGCTGGAGCAACCTATATATGGCCACAGTTACAATTGGCTGCCCCGGACTGATTAATTGTTGTTTATAATAGCACTCTGAGCCTTTACAAGTTCCTTATATCTCGATAATTCCTGTTTCAGTGTCTCACATTCCTGAAAGTATCTGTTCCAGGATGTATTTGCAGCATCGAGCTGCTTTTTTAAGTTTTCAATTTCTTTATCCTTTTTGTCACTTACATTTACATTTGCATTGTCGTTCATAACTTTTCCCTTTTAAAATTTTGCCTTTCGTGCTATCTCCCGACAGGACTAGGGCTACAATGTACTTTATATGTCACTTAAAAAAGGTCCGGTGTGAATGGAGATATTGTGGTGTAAAGAAAAGAATGTCACCGGACCAAAGAACTCACGGCTTTACAGTGTCGCATCTGCCCCTTACTTCCACCCGGGGCGGTGTTAGGTTTACTTTGTTTAAGCCGGACCAAACCTTGCTAAATTCCTCCGCCATTACGTATCTTTAGTGTCCCAACTTCTATAACTTCGGTATGGTTTTACCTGCTTCTTCTCCGGCCACATCGCCCAACCCAAAATACCGGACATTATTGCGAAAGGAAGACTATGGTACTGCCCTCCGTAAATACTGCATCCTAATATTCCAAGGGCAAGAAGAAAGGCTAATATTGAAAAAGTTCTCATAGTTTATCAATTATTTTATATGCTTCAATGACTTCCCGGGTTTTTACCCGCCATTTCTGATTCCCATTTCCCTTATCAGGATTAATCAACTTCATTTTGATTGCTTGCTCCAGTTTTTTCCGACTGCCCAAATGCCTAATTGCTTCATTCCGGCTAATATATTCCCCGTAAGTTTCGGCAACGGCTTCCTTGACAACGCTCTTGGTGAAATCAATAAATTCAGCCATCGACATTTCGATACGATCGGTATTTCGGAGGATCAGGTTCATGGCGAATCACTCTTTAATCGTTAAAGGCTTTTTAACTAAAGCACATCCGTAATTCTTTAATGCTTCATTGCGAATTGCTTCGGGCTGCTCCCCCTCTGTAACAAATCTTAATGCATTTCGAACCGTATGTTCTGATACGCCGAAATATTTTGCTAACTTAGGGATAACCCCCTTCTCATATAAAATTCGCGCTTTATAAAGGCTCATATCAAAATGTTTTTTTATATTTGTAAATTATTGTTTGTTTTTCCGTTTTGGAAACGTGATTGTTTTTAATCACAGGACAAAGATATGGTGATATTTCATTAATTCAAAACATATAGTGCTAAAAATAATGATATATCATTTATTTATAAACATTATAAATAACAAATATGGGTACAATTAATGATAGAATTAAAAGAATTGTGAATGAATTATTTAATGGAAACACTAGTTCGTTTGCAAGACAAATAAATGTACCACAACCAACTTTAAAAGACATTGTTGGAGGTAAGCTTAGTACTCCAAGAGCTGATGTTTTAGAAAAAATATTTGGTGATAAATCATTGAATATATCTGCTGAATGGCTTCTTGGTGGAGAAGGAGAAATGATTAAAAATATTTCCGAATCAGATTCACAAAATAACATTCAGCTTCCCGAAGTCCCGGAGGCAAATAAAAGTGAGACCGAGACAATTAAGTCCTTATTGTCTGTGATCAGTGATCAGGCTAATATATTAAAACAAGTGACTAATAGTAAAGAGCAAAAACATATTGAAGAACAGAAGGAAATGTTTAATAAGATTGAATCTTTACAAAAATCACTTGATAATCAAGGAAAATATCTTCAAACGTTGTGCAAGAAAATAGATGATCTTATTTCTGAAAATAATATTCCTGGACAAAAAAAGGTTGGTTAACATGAGTAAAAAAGAAACAAATTTTAGTGAAGAACGTATAACTAATACTGATGAAAAAGTATTAATATTAATAAAAGATATTATGAGTGACTTCACCGAAGTTGTAAAAATGCTAACTGATACAATGAATGCGCAGTTAAGTATTATTAAGGATCAAGAAAAAAATAGTGCTGAAAGTACTCGCCTAAATAATCAGGCAATAAATCGACAATTAGATATAATAAATGATCAAAATGGATTTCTCAAAAAAATATTCGATCACAGGGAAGGTGGAGATGATAAGAAAATATCTAAGGTTATAGAGTTTTGCCATCAGAGAAAACAAAATTGAAAAAAGTCGTGTGCTAATTTAAAATTATAATACATGGATTTTAAAGATCAAATTAAAATACTTGGAGAGCGTGCATCCAAGTTAAAAGAAAGTATTGCAACAGAAGAAGCCACAAAAACAGCTATTATACTTCCATTCATACAATCTCTTGGATATGATATTTTCGATCCAACAGAAGTGATACCAGAATGTGTTTGTGATATAGGAACAAAGAAAGGTGAAAAAATTGATTATACAATTTGTAAAGATGGAGATCCAATTATATTAATCGAATGCAAACACTGGAAGCAAGATTTAAATTTACATAGTGGGCAGCTTCTAAGGTACTATCATGTATCTAAAGCTAAATTTGGTATACTCACAAACGGCATAATTTATAAGTTCTATGCTGACCTAGTAGAGCCAAATAAAATGGATGACAAACCATTTTTTGAGATTAACATAGAAGACTTAAAAGAGGTTCAAGTTGAAAAGTTAAAAGAATTTCATAAAAGTTACTTTGATATTGAATCTATTCTAAATACTGCAAGTGAGTTAAAATATACTACAGAATTAAGAAATCTAATCGTTAAAGAAATAGCTGATCCTTCTGATGAATTTGTAAAATACTTTGCAAAACAAGTATATCCGTCAATGCTCACGAAACCAATTGTTGAACAATTTAGAGATATGTTAAGAAGAGCTTTTCAACAGTATAACAGTGATTACATAAGCGACAAACTTAAATCGGTAATAAAATCACAAACTGATGAAATTAAATCTCAAGATCAGGAACAACAAATACAAGAAGAAAGCCGAGAAGATTTAATTGTAACTACAGAAGAAGAATTGCAAGGATTCTATATTGTAAAATCAATTTTACATGGGATTGTTGATTTAAATAGAGTTATATATAGAGATACCATCTCTTATTTTGGCATATTACTAGATGATAACAATAGAAAACCTATCTGTCGTTTACATTTTAATCGATCGAATAAATATCTTGAAGTATTTGATGAAAATAAAAAAGGAACAAAATACCTAATTACGTCTCTTGAAGAGTTATATAATTATTCAAAAGAAATTATTGAAAGTGCAAAAAACTATTTGAATGACTAATACTTAAATATAAGCCAAAAATCAGGCAAAATGACCGAAAAAGAAAATATAACAATAGAATCAGGTAGCGGCTTAGACGGAAATGTTAAACCAGTAGAAAACCAGTAGAAATTTCTACTAAAAATATATACAACTCATTAATTTTCAATTTGTAGAAGGAGATCACAAAACTGGACTCAAAATCCAGTGTCCTCAACAGACGTGCGGGTTCGATTCCCGCCCTGG